GTATTAAAAAGTAAAAAAGTAATAAAAAAGCTTGTATTTTATAGCATATATTCATATAATGTATATGTATCAAACGGTGATACGTTCAACCAAAAAGGAAAAAACAATGCAGATAAACATGGCATACTATGATAACAATCCGGTAGAAGAGATAATATTAACATTTAGAAACTTTGTTGAGGGGTTTGAGGGGGAGAAGCGGGATAACCCATTGCTTGGTGCGCATGCTGAAATGGTATATTACGTAGATACTCGTTCATTGCATACGGTAGGGATGGATACGTTTTGTAGGTGGAAACTGGGAATGAGTGAAGAACAAGCGCGGGAAACGTTTTGCTGGGAAAGAGCTTCGTTTGATAGCGACCAACATGTGGGTGCTGAATGTAAGATTGATAGTGAGGGCAAGTGGTATGATGTGTAGGCGCGTGCAATAAAATCAAATTGAATATATAATATGAGTATAAGGAGGAGGGAATACACCTTCGCTCTTTAACAAACCAACCAACCAATAAGGAAAAACATGAACAAAGTAAAAATCACACGTGAAGTTGTTGTATATCTAACTGAAGAAGTAGATGTTAAAGATTTCTTAACAGAATCAGCACAGCTAACAAGTGTAGATCAATTAGACGAGCTTGGGCACTTCGGCTTTACTCTTTATGAGCTTGACGTTAAGTTAAACCGTGAAACAGGCTACAACAGCATCACATTCGGCGGGCAAGAACATCCGTATTGCGACTATGAAGAACGCGAAGCAGTTAAAAATAAACTAATAAAACATATGGAAACAGAACACAACACTGGCTTCTTCGATTTAGATAATCGCGAGGGGTAGTTAAGGGGTAAATCACCCACGTGTAATATATTCAAATGTGATATATAATATTAATATAAGGCGGGAGGAAACAATCCTTCACCTAAACCAACCCAAAAGGAAAAACAACATGGAAAACATTACCATTTCAGCTAACAACCCGGCACTCATCAACTACAACCAAGAAATGGCCGATAACATTTTGGCAGTTCAAATTCTACTCGATGCTGATGAGAAATACACCGACGAAATCAATAAACTCTTTGCACGTCGTCGTGCTATCGAAACAAACCTAATCGAAGCAGCAACTAATACTAATAGAAACGATTGGCGCTTTACTGTTTGGATGAATAACGAACTCACAAACGAATACTCTTACTCCTTCAGTAAAGAAACTTGCTGTGATTACCTTGATGGTGTTGAATGGGCGTTTCAACCCGATTGGAATGAAGTAGTGGCCGAAGGGATTACCAAAGAACAAATCAGCAATAATAACACTCAATGGAATAAGGGCATGCTATACGCTGGCTGTGCCATCTGGGTAGATGATGTTTCTCTGGAAGAAGAAGGCTACTACATCGACGTTAGCGAAGGGCTATAAGATTTAAAAACTCTAACAAACTACGGCAAACCTAAAAACCCAAAAATAGCTATATTTCAGGCTCCCGGCAGCGGCCAGATGAGCCAGATTTCTACTTACGCGTATCATTTAACCGGCAATACATATACCGTGTGTTTGTGCAACGGGGATTACTGTAATCTGATGATACGTATATAAACCAACCTTTAAGGAAAACGCGAAAATAAATCGCAGAAAAGATATAAGAATATGCATAAGTTAAATGTAATGGAATTGAGCGCGCTAAATACTGCAGTTCATCAAGGGCAAAAGCCTAATAAGTTTCAGTCGATGATGAAAGCGGGAACGTTTCGCATTCGTAATCCACTTTACGCCCAGTGGTTATTTGGCACAAAGAGTGCAGAAGATTGCCTGAAAGAATATAATGAAGAAGATTTCGTTTATGATAGTGATATTACACATATTCAAGAAGATAAGTGGGGAGTGAAGCATGTTTTTGGTATGTTTAGTGGCACTCATATGAGATTGCGAAATAGTGGTAAAGAAATGTATGTGGAGGTGGATAGTTATACGAGGCGCCTTTTGCAAGAAGAATATCCTCATATTGCGTATTGGGAAGCGAGTAGAGGGTATTATCGTTTCATGGGTTTGTTTTCGTTTGAAAGCATTCGTGAATCAACGCGTGGTTATCGTCGTGTGGGCACAAAATATAATCTAAATAATGGGCATGTTTCGGGTGGGGCAAGGGAGTTTGCAAGAAAGCATTCTTTGAATAACTGGAATGATGCTTGGATTGATGATGGCAGTGAGTTTGGTGCAAATCCTTTTGTGAAACGTAAGGATGAAGAGAAGTATGAACGCCTTCGTGGAGAACATCGTGATGATGAAGCCCAGGCATTTCTCGAGCAGTGCGCGTCTCCTCAAGCAAAGCTTGAATATTGTGAAGAGTTGGCTGCGTGTTTTGATGAATTGGAGGATGATGACGTTGCATTTCCGCAATCTTTCTTTGATGAGAAGGATTAATATTACCTATGTTGGAAGAAGAAGAAACGTGCGTTAAACAGAGCATCACGAAGCATATGTCGTTGAGTAATGCGGAGAGAAAAGCTCACGTTGATTTAAATGCACCTTGTATTCCTGTGGTAAATATTTTAAATACTTCAGTTAAGAAAGCAGGTGAGTATTCAACAACGCAACATGGTGCTAAAGAAGCTAAAAAAGCTTTAACAGAGTATCATAACCTTGAGCCTTTTAAAGCAAGAGCAATAAAGGGATCTGTTAATACGTGCCATGTGTGCCCAAATGATTCAGCAGCACCGAATGGGTTTTTATGTAAAAATCCTCTTCATCTGTATTTTGGCACATCATCTGAAAATATGCAAGATAAGCCAGCTAAAGTAAGAAAGAGGGCATCTATTATAGGTGCAGCAGCTGCTGTAGCTTCACCAAGAAACATGAATAAGCAAAAACGAATATGTATTCATTGTGGTTATGAAGGTAATCCTGGCGCTGTAGGCCAATGGCATAATGAAAACTGTAAATACAATCCCCTTTCAGCAAGATTTAAGCAAAGCAAATAAAAAAGGATAAACAAATGATTAGTAATGATATTAAAAAGAGTATGAAGAGTGATGCAAAGCGCAAATGTGGTAGAGCTGGAACGTGGGTCGCACTCGTCCTCTCGGGCGGGCTAACAGTTTCGCTTATGAATAACGGAGAAAAGCCTATTGATGGGCAATCGTTGTTATTTTATTGGGGAATGTGGTTTGCTATTTTGTGGCCGTGCTTCTTCTTCTGGATGAGAAGTAATCCTGCAAAGAAGGAATATCTGAAAAATATGCAAAAACATATTATGAGTGAGTTAGCTAATGCTGATGATCCGATTTTGATTCAAAAACTGGGTGTAGCAATGAGTTATTACGGTAATAAGATGAGTGAAGTGCAGATGGCAGAAGTAAAAGCACGGGCTGGCAGCCATTATACAAGCCACCACAATCATTATCGCTAACATAAAGTAAAAATATATTTAACATTTGTGCAAAATATTCATATACTCAATATACCTGAACTTCCACTTTCCGAAACCCAACAAGTCGTTTCGTTATTGAGCCAGTTTTTGGTTCTCCTTGTTGTTTCTTAAGAAGATGGTAAGATTTAAGTATTCTTCGCTACAAAGGAATTTGTCACTCCTTTCCACAAAAACAGAAATGTTTTAGCCCTGGTCGAAAGATTGGGGTTTTTTTATGCTCGCTAATCGATAAGGCCAAAGCGCATAGCTACAAGCCTATCTTCTTCACTCCACTCATCAATATCATCGTTTTTCGTAATGCCTTTTTCATTTAATACCTGCGTTACTACGTCTCCGTGCGTATTATTACCAGCAATGCGTTCTCCTTTATGATTTAAAATTACCTCACCTATTGCAATCGAGTAATCTCCGAAGCTTTTTTGTAGTTCGTTTAAGCCGTGATATAAACTATCGAGCAAATCGTCATGTTTTGCCACGGGGAATAGAGAAGCTTCGTTAATAAACTCATCCATTACGTTTCTGCTTCTTTCATCACCTATAGGAAACTTAATAAAATTGTTTTCGAATAAAACAGCAACCTTGTGGATACCTACTTTCAGTGCATTATGCCTCGTCATAGCGATACCTTTTACAGGCATTGAAGTTCTTTGCAGTTGATTTACATATAGATTACCAAAAGAGTTCTTTTCTACTATAACACACCTAACGTAATCACTAAATTTGTTATACATAGAAGAAATAGCGTTAAGTATTTCAGTTTGTGTTAAACCTCTATCCCTGAAAACATCTATTACCCATACATTACCTTGCTCATCTCGGCATAACGTATAACCAACAGTGAAGTCGCTATCGTTCTTTGCTGCTTTTTTAGAATCAGATTCGATAGATAAATCCCAAGATTGAACAACGGTGCATTCTGATATATCAAGGTTTGGAGGAAACGTCCCTAAGCTATAGTTTGTTTGAGCATTTCTTTTAACCCACTCTGGCTTAATAACAGCGCTTTCTAAAGCAAGGGGTTGATTCATCATCTCTCGAGCAAAAAGAGTTGCTCCCATGCTTCTTCTTTCCATAAGTAGATATTCTATAGGCCTAAATTCTGGCCATAAAACTTCGTAATCCCCTTCAACCTTAACACCTTTTAGAACTTCACGACCACGTGAATCAGCTTCTATGATATATTCATACTTTTCAGGCCACTTTAGAATAGCAGGATCTTCTATAACTTCAAAAGTTGGGTCGTTTTTCATGTGAGAGTAAAGATCATCGTCGTGTTTTCTTGTGCCGATTACTAACATCAAACCACCTTGATTTAGAATAGGAGTTACAGTTGCACCTAACCATTCACGAGTTTTTGAGCGAACACCTGCTGATGCTGTTGTTAAATCATCTTCTAAGTCGTCAAATATAACAATATCAACATGCGCCCCAGTAATTTTACCTCCTACACCAATAGCTTCTATGGTTGGATCAACAGATGTGCCATTTCTTTGAACATAAAGCTGTGTGCTCGTCCATTTACTATCTTTATCTCTAAACTTAGGCATATCTTCACCATTTGCCCAGTCGCCAACGATTTTATCATCATCTAAATATTGTTTAATAAGCCTCACACGTTTCTCTGCTTGCCCTGCGCTGGCACTTATGAATAGGATAGATATGTTTCTATCCATACAGATTTTCCTTACAGCGTATGAAATCGCAAGCAGCGATTTGCCATGTGAGCGAGGTGCAAGAACGAGTAGTTTTTTCTTATCGTTGCTTTGTTTAGCTTCGGCTTCTAATCTATCAATAGTTTTCAGCCAGTTTGTTCTATGTGGTGCTTTACGCATCTTAAGATAATGTGAATCGAAAAATACTGAAGATGCAGAACCTAAAGCTCTTCTCCCAGCTGTTGTATTTAAAAGTTGTGCTACATTAGCTTTATTATCACTCATTTTCTTCCATTTCTTTGTTTGTTAATATATCATAAATAAAAAGCTGCCATTCTTCACTTTCAGCTGCAGCTTTTACTTCTTCTTTTGTATATTCTAACTCGTTAGCTTCTAAAACAGGAACTAAAAGTTTTGCCATTGCTCTAATAAAAATATTTCTTGCAGTTGCTGTATTCATTTCCATATCTTCTTCCTCACGCATAGTTTTTGCAACTTTACGCCATGGCATAACATCAACTCCATTTAAAATTGTATATTTTCCTCTTGATTTTCGCATTTTTGTTTATCCCTTTTTTTACATATTGTGTTTATTAAATATATTTATGTTTATACAAACAGAACTTTTTTTTTATTTTTTATGATAAAAGCTGAGTGAAGTGTATATGTATTAGTATAATACAGTTTCTCAATGGATAAAAGTATAATTTTTCTGTGTGAAAAAATATCACAGAGAAAGGTAAGCTCTATTAACATATGATTGATGCAAAAGATTTCGATACGTATTACCAAACCGATCCTCAATTTCTTCCAGCTGAAGTATTACAGCGTGAAGTTAAAAGTAGGCATATTAAATCCGTATCATACGACACATACAAGCGAAGTATGTTTATAGAGTTTATAAATGGCGACCGGCATATGTTTGCTGGTGTGCCTATTAGTGTTTTCAACGAGTTCCTTACTGCGGAAAGTAAAGGAAAATATTTCAAACGTAAGATTGAAAACGCATATCCACACTTAAAAATACCTAAAAACTAATAGAGCGGATTACTCCCTCAGAAAGAATGGTTTCTAATGCAGTATAAAGTAAGAACTTTTACAATTCCCAATAAAATAAATAAGGTTGCTGAAGAGGTTGATTTTGAAATCGCTGGTTTAGCATCTGACGCTATTACTATTACTATCAGTGATGTTGATGGTGATTCAAAGCAGTTTAAATTTGATAACACAAGAGATACAGTAGGCGCAGATGGCGATGTTATTTTACTTCCATCATTGGATGCACCTTCTCAAGCTGTTAGAACTCAACGTTTATTTGATGAGTTTAATAACATTCAAGGTGCAAGTGGTTTAAATCTTCAGTTTCTTAAAGAAACAGATACAAAAATAAAGATTAAGCAACTAAAAGGTGGCGATGTTGTTTCTATTGCTCTTTCTGCTGGTGCTGGTGGCACAATAACAGAGGTTACAGCAGGAACAGAAGGCGTTGCTAATCCTGCATATGGCGACCCACTCGTTTTAACTCCTTCAAATCTTGGATTTAATCCAGCAGCTGGAAACCTAAGCAAGGTTCAAGTTTCTTGCCTTGATTTTGGTGGAACTTTTGGCCTTAACTTCCGCCCAGTTGGAACAGGAGATTATATCACATTCACTGACCCAGTTAATGGTGTTGCTGCAGATGCAGGTGATGATTTAATCCTATTAGGTCGTGATGAAGATCCTATCTTTGACGCAATCGAAATCACATTCGCTAATCCTGATGATAGTGATATCACAGTATATTGCACTTTTATTGAGAGATAAGGTAAAGAAACAAAAAATCATAAATTTTAGAAAGGTAAAATAAATATGGCTATTTTCAAAAGTGGGCAGGGATACGCTTCTACTACTGAAGGTGGATTACTGGCTCTTGCTACAGCTGCAGAACATCTTGCAGGCTTAAACAGTAGTAAAGCAGCAACTCCGGCAGGTGTTAGAGCAATGCTCGACCAATTAATTGATGGAGCGCCAGGTTTGTTAGATTCGCTAAACGAGCTTGCAGCTGCTATCGGAGATGATGCAAATTTTTCAGTTACAGTAAATAATCAAATAACAAACCTACAGGATCAGATAAACTCATTATCTGGCGGTGGTGCTTCTAATCAAGCTGAAGTTGATAGAATTGAAGCCGGCGTTGGCTTAGGCTCAACAGGTTTATATGTCGCAAGAAGTGGCACAAACTATATCGATTCAGCCAGCACAATCGCTGCAGAAATAGGATTATTAGATACACAAATTAAATCAAATGAAGATGTATCAACAGCACTTAACGTTCGTTTAACAACTGCAGAAAGCGAAGTTGATACACTTCAAACAGAAAGCACGGATTACGAAAGCCGAATATCTTCTTTAGAAGCAGGTGGAAGCCTTGGAGCATTACAAAGCGAACTTGATGCATCTCAAGCTTCTGTTGGCCTTAACGCTAACGGAACTTTAGGCACATATGCAAATACAAACTTTTACTCAGCATCTGCTACAATCAAAGAAGCTATTGAAGGTGTTGATGCACAGGCTAAACTAAACGATGACGATATTACTTCACAAGGTAATCGTATTACAGTATTAGAAGCAGGCGGAAGTATTTCTGCTCTTCAAAGTGAAGTTGATGCTTCTCAAGCAGCCGTTGGATTATCTGCATCTGGCGCTTACGTTTCACGAAGTGGTTCTAATTACTTAGATAGCGCTTCTACTATTGTTGCAGAAATAGGTTTATTAGACGCACAAGTCGATACTAATGAGCAAGATATCGCCACAATCAATACAACTATCAGCACACTTACTTCTGAAGGTGATAGTAATGGCGATGCTATTGATGCATTACAAATTGAGTTAGATGCTACTCAAGCTGGCGCTGGATTATCTAACTTAGGTTCATACTCTGCTCCTGGCGCATCTAACTATTTAACATCAGCATCTACATTAAAAGCTGCTGATTCACTGCTTGATACACAGATTAAGGTAAATGCAGACGCTATAGCATTAAAGGCTTCAACAAGCAGTGTTTCTGCGAATACTTCAAGTATCTCTACTAATACGTCTAATATATCTACCAACGCTTCAGATATTTCTGCGGCTGAAGTTGATATTGCAGCTAATACATCAGCAATTGCAGGTAAAGCAGCAAGCTCTACAACTACAGCAATACAAACTGAAGTTGATGCTATTGAATCATCTGTGGGCTTAGGTTCTTCAGGTGGATTAAATTATTCAGGAACACCTGCATTATTTAGTGCTTCTGCTACATTAACTGCAGCAATTCAAGCATTAGATGGTGAAATAGTTACAAATGCTGGTGATATTCTTGGTAATGCAAATCAGATTACTGCACAAATCGCATTAAACAATACACAGGAAACTGCGATAGGTTTATCATCAACAGGAACATATGTTTCTCGCTCTGGCACAAACTATTTAGATAGTGCATCAAGCGTTGTGGGAGAAGCTACTCTACTTGATACTCAAGTTAAAGCTAACTTCGATTCATTAGCAACTAAAGCAACTGCAGTTCAATTATCAGCACTCGACATTAGGGTTACAAATAATGCAAGCGGTTTAGTTTCTAACGATACAGAGATTCAAGCTCTTGAGGATTTACAAACTGTTCAAGAAGCTGCTATCGGCCTTAATGCTAACGGAACTTATACAACTGTTGCTTCTTCTAACTACCTTGAGAGTGCAACAACCATTAAGGCATCACTCGATGCATTAGATACACAGTTAAAATCCACACAGGATGATTTAGATACTGCTGAATCAACTATAGTTAGCCATACAAGTAGTTTATCAACTAATGCTGCTGCAATCTCTGCTAACACTTCCAGTATCTCTTCTAATGATACAGAGATTCAAGCTCTTGAAGATTTAGCAGATACACACGAAACGAGTATTGGTTTAGATAATGATGGTGGATATACCGCTATCAGTGGAGCAAACTATGCAACAAGTGGAGTAAGCATCAAAGCTGCTATCACTCAATTAGATACGCAGCTTAAAACTACTCAAGATGAAGTTGATGCAGAAGAAACAGCTCGAGCAAGTGCAGATAATACATTAGCAACAGCTATTAATACTGTTGAGGCATCTGTAGGTTTGGCAGCTGATGGTAGTTTAACCATTTCAGGAACAAACTTCCTTAACTCCTCATCAACAATCGTTGGCGCATTAAGCACATTAGATACTAATCAAAATCTTTTGAGCGGCATTCGCACTAATATGATTGCTTCTCTTGGGCTTTCAACAACTGGTGAGAAAAACAGTTATGCTAATACAAACTTCATCTCAAACAGTGAAGATGTTATTGAAGCTATCGAAGCTCTCGATCGCCAAGTTAAAACTAATGAAACAGATATTTCAAGCGTTAGTGGTGGAAGTATTTCTGCACTACAAACTGAAGTTGATGCAATTGAAACTGCAGCAGGTTTAAGTTCTTCTGGAGCATATGTTGCACACAGTGGCACTAACTTTATGGATAGTGCTTCTACAATGCCAGCTGCTCGTGAAGCATTAGATACAAAACTTAAAACTGTTGCTGATGATTTGGATACTGCAGAAGCTGCTATCGTAAGTAATGATACTGATATTACAGCACTACAAACAAGAGCTACTTCATTGGAGCAACGTTGTGGTGGTATGTTTAAAAACGATACTTCAACAACTTCAGCAGTTATGGATAGCTCACCTATTATCAGAGGGCACGCAGGCCCATTCGCTTATAACTTAGGCCAATCATATCTTGATGGATTTGGAGCCGGAGGATTTGGTTTCGACTTTATCTTCTATGGCACATCTGCTGAGAAATGTTCTGATATTCACTTTGACGTTCAATCTGATGGTGATGCAGTATTTACAGGCATAGTATCTGGATTAAATATCTAATAAGCTTTGAAGAGCTTCTGCTGCTTGTTGCTTTAGGAGCTCTTCGACTTTCTTTTCATCTTCAGATAACTCTTTAGCTTCTACACACTTTTTCATATGACGACCAACTACGCCTGGGTTATTAGTATATCCACAGTTAGGGCAGCTTTTCTGTTGATTATTCATAAAGTTTTTAGATTTAACAGCAGCTTTAGTGCCTGCTTTTCTAACTTCTTCGTTATATAAACCTTTATTACTTTCTTTAAGTATAGGTTGTGCAGCTTTACCACCCTTAACTTTATTTTCGGCATCAAAAAAACCGCTTTCTTCTTCTCTTTGTTTCTTAAGAGATGAAGCAGCACCACGTTTTCCTAACTCTTTTTGTATTTGGGGATTTTGAAAACCATTTTCGTATTTTTTATCACTCATTATTTTATCCTTTCAGGATTTTTTCTATTATAAATATAACCAGCAATCTGCAATAATAAAAAAAATAAAATAGGGATTTTTAATAAATTAACCATTGTTTGATATATATAGTATTACAGCGTCATAAAATGCTCGGCATCATAAAACATAAATATTAAAATAAAAATCTGAAAGGATTTACATCATGGCAGCTTTACGACCAGATTCAAACGAGGGCCACGACCTCGGAACCTCAAGTGTTAAATGGGGAACAGTTCATGCGGCTGACGTTCAAGTCGCAACTATGACAGCTTCAGGAAATGTTGAAGTTCAAGGTAATCTTACTGTTACAGGAACAAACACTTCTCTTCAAGTATCTAACTTAGATGTTGAAGATCCACTAATCAAACTTGCTCGCGGAAACGATGGCGATGCACTCGACATTGGTTTTTACGGATTATATAACGACGGAGCTGATAAATATGCGGCTTTAGTTCGTGATGCAAATGATAGCGGTAAATTTAAACTATTAGAAGAGATTACTACTGAGCCTTCAACCACAGTTACTGGTGGATCAGCTGCTACTCTTGTTGCTGATATTGAAGGTGCTCTTAGTGGAAACGCTACTACTGCAACAGCTCTTGCAACTGCACGTAATCTTGGTATTACAGCAGGCCCTGTAAGAGCAGCTAATGTTTCTTTTGATGGTTCAGGAAATGTTGCATTTACCTCTACTATCGCAGACGACCAGATTACTAACGATATGTTGGCAAACCCAGGATACTCTTTCGGTGATGGAACTACTCCAGCTACTATTGAGATTGGTGGAGCTCTCGTATTTCAAGGAACTTCTAATGAGCTTGAGGTATCTCGCTCAAATGGAACATACACATTCGGCCTACCTTCAGCTGTAAGTGGCCTTTCTTCTGTTAGCGCTACTTCACTCGTTGGTGCCTTAACTGGTAATGCTTCTACAGCAACCGCTTTAGAGAGTGCAAGAACTTTTGCAATCGGCGCAGGCCCAATCAGAGCTGCTGCAGTTTCATTTGATGGAACAGGTAATCTTTCTCTTACTTCTTCTATTGCAGACGACCAAATCACTAACGATATGCTTGCTAACCCAGGTTTAGAACTTAAACTTGCTGGCTCTTCACAAGAAACAATCGAACTCGGTGGATTTATTGATATTGCAGGAACAGCTAACGAAATCGACGTTGCTTATAGCACTGGTGATAATAAATACACCTTTAGCTTACCTTCAACCATTTCAGCAGCATTAAGTGGAAACGCTTCTACAGCTTCTGCTCTTAATGCAGCAGTTAATATCGGTATTACTTCTGGCCCAGTTAGAGCATCTAATATTAGTTTTGATGGTTCTGGCGCTGTTGCAATGACGAGCACAATCGCAGATGAGCAAATCACAAACGATATGCTTGTTAGCGATTCAATTACCTTCGCAGGTGGAAGTGGCTCACAAGCTCTTCAACTTGGTGATACCTTTACTATTAATGGAACATCAAATGAGATTGTTACTGCAGTATCTGGCGATGCTATCACTATCTCACTCCCTGACGATGTTAGTGGATTAGATTCAGTTTCTGCTACAAGCCTTGTTGGTGCTCTTACAGGTAATGCTTCAACAGCAACAACTCTTGCAAATGCAAGAAACTTCGGAATCACAAGCGGCCCGGTTCGTGCTGCTAACGTAAGTTTTGATGGTTCTGGTAATGTTGCTTTCACTTCTTCTATTGCTGATGAGCAAATCACAAATGATATGCTTGCAAATGATACACTTGTTATTTCAGTTGATGGTGTTGGCCATAATAGAGCATTAGGTTCAACTCTTAAGTTTGCTGCTTCTGGCCTTAGTGTAAATTACAGTGCAGTTGATAATGAGCTTACTTATACTCTTCCTGCTTCAATCAGTAGCGCAACTTCTGGTAATGCAGGATCAGCTACAGTTCTTGAAACTGCAAGAAACGTTGGTATTACCTCAGGCCCAGTTACAGCTGCTAACGTATCATTTAATGGTTCAGGCAATGTTGCTCTAACTTCAGCAATTGCTGACGATGCAATTACTAATGATATGATTGCTAACGACCACCTTACTCTTGCTGCTGGTAGCGGAACTTCTAATGATATTCTTCTTGGTGGAACTCTTACTATCGCCGGAACTACTGATGAGATTGAAACTTCTATTAGTGATGATACTATTACTATCGGTTTGCCTTCTGACGTCACCATCGCTGATGATTTAGCTGTTGGTGGTAATATAACTTCAACTGGTAATGTTGTTGTTGGTGGTAATCTTACTGCTGCAGCTGCTACCGTGACGCTTGGTGATACATTGTTAGAGCTTGGTGTAAATAATACATCAGCTAAAGATCATGGTTTCTATTCACAACGTGCCGCAAACAGCTTCTGTGGCTTCTTCTTCGACGAAACTGATGATAAATTCAAGGTATTTACCCACGATACTGAGCCTTCATCTGATGTTGTTGCTGTTTCAGGAAACTATACTAAGGGTGCAATGGATATCGGCGCTTTGGAAGTTGCTTCTATTGATTGTGCTGGCGATGTTGTTGGTAAGCTTCGTATGGAAGGTGATGAACCTGCTTCTGCTTCTGCATCAGGAACAGCTGGCGATATGAGATTTGACTCAGGCTTTATTTATGTATGTGTTTCATCTGATACTTGGAAACGAGTAGCCATAGGTTCATTCTAAGAATAACGAGGATGATGTAGGTTTTTTATTCTTTCGAGGTTTATATGTTTAATCATATTTACTAAGAAAGTTTTACAGAAGTTAAATGAGATACCCTTATTTGATATAGGGTGGCCGCAATAGCGGGAATACAGGAGGAGGAGCCTGTTTATGAAAGATAACATACCCAGAAGAAAAGGCATCAAAACTATGGAGACGAATGTAGCTGTTTCAATCGGAACAATAATTTCGGGTTTAGGTTTCTTTTTTGCTTGGCACAAAGATAGTAAAGAAACAGCAAAAAATATACAGAAACTTGAAACTGAAGTTGAACAACTTAGAGAACAAAGGCGTGATATTAGAGATTTAAAGTTAGAAACAAGCGAAATCAAAGAAGAGATGAGCAATATGAAGCAAACTTTAACTCGAATAGATACTAATATTGCGCATTTAATGCAAAGAGATAACTAATAGTAAATCTTTTTGAGTTTTTACTTATAATAGTTATACTTATTATTAAAACAAACGGAGTTAAGCATGCCTAATTGGTTTGAAAGATTTAAAGCAGCAAATGATGGAGAAGATAACGAAATAAATAAAAGCGTTATTGATGAACTTCAAAAAGAAGCAAGGTCGTATGAGTTAAACCCATACGATTCAGCTAATATTAGTATGTTAAGTGATTCGAAAGGTAAAAGTGATTATTACTATGATGTAGGTGGCCGAGGCGCTATCACTTATCATCAGTTAGAAAACTTAACAAAACACCCAATCGTATCAAGTATCTTACAAACCAGGATTAATCAGGTTGCTGAGTTTGCTCGATTTACAGATGATGATGATTTAGGTTTTTCAATAAAACTTAAAGATGCAGAAGCTGAGCCGAGTGATGATGATAAAGAAACAATGAAGATGCTTAGAGCATTTATTGAAAATTGTGGCTCAGAACCTACAGATTTTGAACTTAACTTCGAAAATTTCTTAAAGCAAATAGTTAGAGATAGTTTAGCATACGACCAGTGCAACTTTGAAATAGTAAGAAATAGATTAGGTGAGGTTGTTGCTTTTCAGCCAGTTGATGCAAAAACTGTAAGAAGAGCAAAACTTTCTGAATCTGAGATTAAAGCTGGTAGAAGAGATAAAGATAGAGCGGCATATGTTCAAGTAATATCTAATAAAGTTGTTGCTGAATATAGCCAAAAAGATTTATGTTTTGGTATTAGACGACCAAGAACAGATTTAAGCTCACTTAAATACGGATATCCTGAGTTAGAAGAGCTCGTAGGTGTTATACAAAACATCTATCAGGCTGAAACATATAATGCATCAAACTTTACTAATGGTATAAACGCAAACGGTATCATTGCTGTTAAAAGCAAAATGAACCCAAACCTTTTCAGAGCATTTAGACGTGAGTTTTATCAAATGTTAAATGGCGTTCAAAACGCTAAAAGAACTCCACTAATACAACTCGACCCAGAAGGTGATGAAGCTATATCATCTATTAATCTTAGCAACTCTAATAAAGAAATGGAATATGATAACTGGCTTAAATATTTAATAAAGCTATCATGTTCAGTATTTCAAATGGATCCTGCAGAGATTGGATTTGTTTTTGGTAATGAAGGTAGCGGAAACTCTTTTGTTACAGCTGACCCAAATGCAAGAATACTCATGGGTAAAGAAAAAGGTTTGCGACCACTTATTCGAAGTATCGAAGGGTGGATAAACAAGTATATTATTTCGCAAATTGATGATAGATTTGAGATTACATTCAACTACTTAGATAGCATTTCTTTGCTTGATAAGATGAAAGTTGAAGAGCATCGAATGAAGTATTTAACTCTTAATGAAATAAGAGCTTCACACGATTTAACAGAGTTAGAAGATGGTGATGTTGTTGCTGCATATTACGCTCAACTAAAAGTTGCTGGTGTTAAAGCAGGTATTGCTGATATTACACAAGATATTGATAAAAGTGTTGATACAGATAACGATGGTGAATCACATCCTTCAGAATACTTTGAAGGTTTAGATGAAGATACAAAAAGAAAACGTGAAAAAGAAATAGAACGACGTAAAAAAGTTTATAGAGAAACTGGAAAGCCAGTATATGGGCCACTCCCAGGTGATGAAGATATTGAAAAAGCCAAACAAAACAAAGGCACTAAATCTAAAAAGGCTGATGAAGTAAGAGAAGAGATTAAAAAGCCCGGTAAAGATGAGTTCATTAGAGCAGCAAGTAAAGTATCAGGCGTTTCTAAAAAGATTATTGAAGAAGTTTATGATAAAGGTTTAGCAGCATATGCAACATCAGGCCATCGCCCTGGTGCAACACCTCAATCTTGGTCGAGGGCAAGAGTTTATTCCTTCTTGTTTGATTCAAAATCTGGTGCAAGAAAAGTTGATATGCACCTTTGGGAAGAACATTTAGAAAGCAAAAAATCAGTTTCTAATGATAATATACCTAACGAAGAAGAAATCAAAACAGAGATTAACGTAGATACTCTATTGAAGGCTTATACATATAAACCAACTCAAACAGTTGCAGATGTAGCACAAAGAGCTATAGACGCAAGAGAAGAACACGGTGATAAAGTAAAAGGTGGAACAAGAGTTGGTTGGACGCGAGCAAGGCAACTGGCAAATAGAGATGTAGTTTCATATGATACAGTTAGAAGAATGAAAGCTTTCTTTGATAGGCACGAAAAAAATAAAGAAGTTTCTGAAGAAGATAAAGATTTTCCATGGGCAGATGCCGGTTATACAGCTTGGCAAATTTGGGCCGGAGATGAAGGAAGAGCTTGGGCAGAAATGATTGTTGAAAGAGTTAAAAAAGAAGAGGAAGACGATGAGTAAGCAACAAAGAGATGAACTACAAAAACAAATAGATTACTGGACGTTAGTTTATATGAAATCTGCGGATAGATATACTAAGCCAACCTACAAACTATAATAAATAAAACTAAAGCATGAGAGGGCATAATGAGTTTTACAGCGTTATTAAGAAAAGCAAGAGGTGAAGAAACAGTTGTTGAACAACCTATTATTGAAGAAACTGTTGTCGAAGAACCCAAGAAACCTATTTATATTGAACTTGGTGAAGCTATTATTAGAACATCAATACATTCAGTTTCTAAATACAGAAAACTTAAAAGAGGCTCAAATGCTTCTTTAAGGATTGCTAAAAGTTTAGCTGCCGGAGAACTAAGGATATCACAGTTTGAAAAAGCTTGGAATATTCAAAAGAGATATAGTTCAAAACGGCCAGATTGGCATATTGTAGGAGGAAAAGCAATGAAACTTCTTGAAACTGCAGTTAAAGAAAGAAATGTTGATTTAACTGAAGCACTAAAACTAAAAATAGAGATAAAGGAATAAATGATATGATTAAAACTGATAACAATTATTTTGTTGCTTATCAACCCATTTCTCTTGATATTAAAAAAGCTAAAGATGATAAAGTTTTTATTGAAGGCGTAATATCCTCCGAAAAAACAGATGCATCTGGCGAAATCATTAAACAAGATGGTTTAGATTTCAGCTATTTAATGTCGAGTGGTTATTTAAACTATGAACATAGAACTGGCGTTGAAAATATACTTGGTGAAGCTCTTAAGATTGTGCCTTCTGAAAAGGAAGGTTTAAAAGCAACTGTTATGAAAGGTATGCTTTACAAAAAGAAGAAAATTGTTAAAGATATATTAGAAACAATCGATGCAATGAAAGATGCGGGTTCTAACCGTAAGCTTGGATTCTCTGTTGAAGGCAGAGTTATGGCACGCGACCCAAGAAATCCTAAAATAATAACTAAAGCAAAAGTATTAAACGTAAGCATTACAGCCAACCCATGTAATACAGATGCTGATTTTGAAATAGTAAAAAAGAATATACAATCAAAAGAAGAAGAAATGCAAAAAGAATATTCAGATCTATCAATGAGCTATAAACAAAGCAAAATGCTTGAAGATTACTCCATGAAACTATGTGAGCTATTAGGTTCATTACCTGAAGATGCTGATTTACCAGAATGGGTTCAAGCTAAAATAACAAAAGCTTTAGATTACCTTCAGGCTTCTTACCACTATCTTGATGTAGAAATGAAAGAAATGGATATGAGTTATCAAGATAAAAAAGATGAAGAGATGGATAAGAATTTGCCTGAGCTTAAAGAAGAAGCTGTTTTGCCTAAGAATGATGAAGAAGAAAGCGGTGATATTAAACATGATATTGCCCCCTTTGAAGGCGCACAAGCTATAGAAGAAGCACGAATGGAGATGGATAAGAACGAAGAAATAAGAGTTCAATCCATAGATGATGAAAAAAGTTCTGAAGATTTTGGAGATGAGAAAGTACGTGAGTTAATACAAGAAATACTTTCAAAATATCCAGAATTGAAAGATGAGAAGATAATGGAACTCGTGCATGAAATGCTGCACGAATAGCAAAACGTTAAATAAATAAAAAAAAATTAGCCTAAAACTAATAAAACATAAAAGTAAAGATATATATAATAATATGAATGTTGGTAATATGCTCAGGAAAAGTTTTTTGCCGGCCGCTATTAAGTTAAATAAAGAATGCGCGCTATAATGCACACCATTTTTGTTACATAATACACAATAGTTAAACAATGTTCAGTAATATTATTATAATAGCTTTCAACTCAATTCAAAAATAGGAGATACATATGAAAACCGAAAGTGATAACAATCGTATCGAAGAGCTTCTTAAAAACATTAAGGAAGCACTTGATAGCGAAGCAAAAGCTTCTGAAGTTATTGCAAAAGGTGCCGATGAATTGATTGAGGTTCAAACTGAAAAGCTGGAAACATTTTCTAAAGCGTTAGATATTCTTAATGAGAAGATTGATGCTGTGATGGAAAAGTTTGAAAGCTTAGCTATTCCTTCTGTTGAAGATATTGAAAAAAGTATCAACGACAAAGCAGAAGAAATTGCAAAGAACCTCGACGAAAAAGTCGAACCGATTGCAAAGCGTGTCGTTGATGCCGAAGAAAAAACTGAAGCGTTGGCCAAGAAGAATGAAGAACTAACAGCTCAAAATGATGAGTTGGTTAAAACAGTTGAAGAATCTGTTTGTGAAAACGAAGAGCTTATTAAGAAAGTTGATGAACTTGAAAAAGAGCCAATCGTTAAAACAGTTTCAGAACCTGTAGAAGTTCGTGAAGAAGTTGTAGTTGAAGAAACTACAGAACTAACTCGTCCTGAGCTCATCAGCAAAGCTCTTGTTGAAATCAAAACCGCTGATTTACCACGCCGTAAAGAACTGTTCAAGGCAGTATCTAAGCTCGAAGCTGGCGTATCATTAACTGAAATAAAACTTTAATAGGAGATACAGATGTTACCTAACATTAACGAAAACGTAGATATTAACGATCTAACCCGTCTTAACGATGCACTTAAAAAGAACAGTGAAGTTGGTTATCAAACCCAAGCTGGCACTGCAGGCTTTAATGCTATCGTTCCACAATCAATCGAAGGAACTCTTGCTTCTGCTACTCATAGCATGCAAGATTTGGCTCTTTGGCCGATGCTTCCTAAGGTTCAAGTTTCTAATACACTACATGAATATGCAGTAATCAAAGAGCACGGTCAAGATCTCGACCCCTTCATTTCAGAGGGTGGCGGAGCTCAAAGTGATTTTGGTTCAACTGCTTCTGTTTATGAGCGTAAAAACGTAAAAATCAAGTATATGGCCGAAAGACGTCAGATTTCTGATGTTGCGACTCTTGTTGGTATTCTTGGAAGCAACCCAAATGGTTTAGCTGAAGAAACTGAAAGAGGAACAATGAGCCTCATGCGCAAAGTTGAGCAACAGTTATTCTGGGGCGACGAAGAGCTTGATGCAGCAGGAAGCACTCCTTTCGACGGTATCTTAAAGCAAATTGAGCGTGCAGGTGGAGCAAGAACTGACGCAAACGGTGGGCAGGCTTTCTCTGAGAATACTGTTTCTAACGAAGGCGCTTCTCTCGACCCAACTAAACTTCACGACATTCTTGGTGAGCTTCACAGCGCACCTCGTTTTGGTCGTCCTGATACTGTTATGATGGAGCCTCGTTTATACAGCCAGCTTATCAAGCAATCAGTTCAAAACGGTCGTCATGATTCACTTCTTATGGTAGATCGTGGAGCTAACGGTGTTCAAACTCTTGGTGCTGGGCCAAAACTTCACATTATGGGACCCATGGGCCCAGTTCCTGTTGTTTCAGCTCCTTTCCTTAGCCGCCACTTCTCTGCAAGTGCTGCAGGTTCAGCCACAATCGGTGGTGCATTTACTCAGGTTCCTGTAGCTTCTGGCGCAGGCGTAGCTAAATGGGATCTTGCTGGTGGTGCAACTGATAATCATAATGGTTTCTTCCGTTATGTTGTAGTTCCAGTTAGCAAGCAAGGATACGGCGCACCTATCGTTTCTGTAGCTTCTATCCAAGGTGATAGTGGTGCTCAAGCAGAGCCGATTAAGTTCCAAGTAAGTAATCCTAACGGAGCACATTACTATCGTATCTATCGCCTCAAACCAGGATATAGCCAAGCAGCTGCTGACGCTCTTACTTCTGCTGAGGTTATTCGTGATAGTAAGCTTATTGCTGAGGTTCCTGCTGCAGAAATCGTTGGACGTGAGTTCGAGGATTATGGTATTGAGCGTTGGGGCCACGGACGTATCGTTTTCGCACAAATGGATCAAGGCGTTATCGAGTTTGCTCGTCTTCTCGATTTCCTTCGTCGTCCTTTGGCAGAAACCGGTTCAGCACGACAATTCCTATTGATGCTCTTCGGATCACCTGTAGTGAAAATTCCTTCTAAGTGCTTCACTCTTCGTGATGTTCCTTCAGTATTACTTTAAGCCTTAGCTTTTAGTTTATTGAAATACTTCTGAGGGGAGTATTTATATACAGTTCATTTTTTCGAGTTTTAAACTCGCTGAAGCCTTTAGTTTGCCCTCTCTCAATAGCTTGCTAAAGGCTTCTTTTTAGGCATCAAATAAAACACGAGGTTAAACACAGTTAAAATAAAACTTTATACTTGTTTAAACCTAAATAAAACTTACAAAAGTTCAAACAGATTAAAACAGGAGATACAAAGATGGCAGCATTTGGTATTCGCGACATCATAACACCACAATATCTGAAAGATACATTACTGTTTGGCATTGATTTAACAGATGATTCAGGTAATGATTATCCAGACGATTTGTTTGAAGCCTGTATCGACCAATCTGTTTCTGTTATTGAGAATGAGTTAGGTATCACTATTGATGAATATTCAAATAAGGGTGAGCGACACGATGGTTATAGTGGAAACAAATATAGTTTTTGGGGCTCACAATTAGATTATAGGCCTGTTAAAAGCGTTGATAAAGTAGAAATAACATATGGAAACTATCCATCAACATCAATACCTTTAGCTTGGGTGAATATATCTTCACCAGAAGCAGGTTCAATTCATTTAATACCCACTTCAGAAACATTAGGCACATTTACTTTCAGTAATAGCTTACCACTTTTAACAGATCCGATTACAGCTTTTAGAGCATATGAAAGAGTTCCTGCATATTTCAACTATGATTATACAGCAGGATTTAACTTTATAGAACAAACAATAACTATACCTCAAAACTCAACTGAAGTATTGGATATAGCAATAGGTGAAAACTTAATAGCTAAACCTAACTTTGTTTTTGAAATAGTTGATGATGGAAATGGAAACATTGCGGGTGCAGCTGTTCCTAAAATAAAATCTTTCAATGCACACGAAGATAAATACTCAATAAAAATATCTATTACTCCTACAGTTGGAGATGCAGTTATTAAAGTTAAACTACATACAGTTCCTCAAGCAATGGTTAAAGCAATATCCTATATGGCTGCAATGCTTCCTCTTGATACTGCAGGTGATTTAGCTCTTTCTGCAGGTGTTGGAGCTTTTGCATTAGAGGTTGATGGATTAAAACAAAACATACAATCTACAGCATCAGCAACATCAGCAGCTTACGGTGCAAGAATGTTAAGTTATAGAAGGCAGTTAAAAGATGCAGTTTCTATAATCAAAGCAAGATATAAAATCGCTGGCTTAGCTATAGGATTTTAAAAATGGCTATACTTACACCAAAATCACAAAGCCTTACTAAAGCACGTTCTGATTTTATGTCGGAAGAGTTTAGAAGGTTTCACGCACAAAAAGGTATTGATGTGGAGTGGGAGCAAACTGCTAAATGCCCATCACGCGTAAATACTAATGATTATGGTTTAGATTTGAAAATGACGACAGGTTTATCTGATGATTTTTCTGATGAAGGAAACATTTCAGATTCACATCCCTCAACTTGCCCAGTATGTGGTGGTAGCGGTATTATTCGTCATTCAAAACAATCGATTAAAGCTATAGTTACAAATGCTGCAGGTGAAGAAAAAACAGATATTAAAGGCACAACAAGATATGATGAAGTTAAACTATCATTATTACCAGAGCATTTACCTGCATACGGTGATAGATTTAGATTAAAAAACTCTCATATAGTGCAAAACGAAATATTAAAACGAGGCTCAACAACTTCAACAGTTGCTGGGTTAGATAAAACATCACATATACTTTCACAAAGAACATTAAAGCTTGCTGCAGGTGATATACAAAGAGGAACTTTATACCTTCATAAAACAGATGCATCAGGATTAGCTGTTGTAAATGGTAGTTTAGAAGAAGGTGTAGATTACGAAATAACACTTAACGGTGATGATTTATATATTGATTTTACTTTAGGTGATGCATTAGCATCTGCACCTTTAGATGGCCAATATTATACAATAGTTTATTACGCAAACCCAATCTATGTTGTTTCTTCGTATCCACACTCACTGCGTGATACTGTTATTAGAGAAAAAGGTGTAGAAACACCAACTCCAATGATAGTTCAAGCGTATGCAAAACTGGAGATACTATAATGATTGATTTACATATTCTGCATGCTATTTCTAATGGCATTAAAGCTTATCAAGGTAATCAAGCAGCATTTGAAGGTTTGTTTCCTGAGTTAGGGCAAAATCTTCGAACTAAATACTGGAACAAGTTTTCTGTATCCGATGTTTCTTTTACAAAAGGCTTTTCAAGAAAGATAGAAAAAACTCCAGCCATTTCAGTTGCTTACGAAGAAGCTTCTTCTATGAATGAGCAATTATTATCAAATGGCGGAAGAAATAAACAACTGTTTTTATCCCTTGAAAGCAGAATAAAAATATGTGATAAAGATTATGATTTAACCAGAATATTACATAGAGTTATTCAGAGTGTTTTATTACTTTTTAAAAATGGCTTCTTACAAAATGGTTATCTTAACTTTGATTTTGTATCATCAGAAGCTTTAGAAAACGATGAAGGTTATACAAGCTCAGATGAGATATATTATGCTCGTGAGCTATCTTATAACGCACAGAGAATCTTAGAAGTTCAGCCTTTCAGCGACGAAGTTGAAGTATTCTGGCAACTCAACTTAAATATACCTTTTGATTATAATGATGCTGATAGTATTGTTGAAAATGTTTTAGCTGTTCCTTCAACAGAATAGTTAAACAAAAGTTAAATATTAATGCTGTTAGTGATATATAATAAAGGATAAACATCCAATTTCGAAATAGGAGATAACAATTATGCCAAGTTCAATAAGTTTTAGAGGGAGAAATCTTTACCTTCCCTCTGTTGTTGTCGATATAAACAATCAGCTTTTAGCATCAGAAAGTTTAGATGCTAAGAATATGTGCGTTATCGGCCACTTTCCAAAGCTCAAACCAAAAACCGCAAATGTTTTTAGAAACGGTAGCGGCCCAACGGTTCCTGAGCTTTACCCCACAGATTATGAAATGCTTTTACTTAATAAAATGTTTCAATCACCAATCGTGGATAGCTCAGCAGCTGCAGCGTCTTTAACATATGTAAATGCAGGAAGTGAAACTATTGCTTCAAATTACATTAACGGACGACACCTTGATGGTGTAAATGCAATCGTTGGAGAAACTATCGTTGGTGCAAACCCAGGTGCTAATGAATCAGTAATGAATGCAATCAAACTTGAATCACTAACATATGGTGCTGAAGGTAATAATATTCGTTTTAAATCTTCAGTTGATTCAACAGATTTAGATGCATTTTATAAACTAAATACCCTTTATGGAGCAGATGCCGCAGAAGAAGCAACAGGTGCTCAAGAACAATTTAACATCACACCCAAAGCAAATAAAAAATTCAAGATGTGGATTACTGGTGGTGAGCGATATAATAGAGGTGCAGGCGCAGCTCAAGTTGATGAAGGAACAGAAAATGCTCGTTATTTAAACATTGAGCTTTATGCTGATGGATATGATGATAGTGGTAATGGAAGTGCTATCTTTGCAACACAAAGCGTTGATCTATCAGGTGATTTTGCTGCAGACGTTGTTGCAATAAATACTGATAAAGCTACAGATACAGCTGCTGCTCTGGCAACAGTTCAATACGAGCTAACAGATTATGCATCATACGACGCTTTAGCACAAGGATTAACAAACGCAGTTATTTCAAATAGTGGCGTTGATTATCCTCTTAACACATATTTTGATATTCAAGCTATTAACTATGATGCAGGTGCTGCACCTAAAAACTTAGATGCTGTGTATCTTGAACAAGATGCTTCAGGCGATGCTAAAATGTATTTTACTGCTCACGTTGCTGAGTTTGAAAGATATATCAAAGTTTTAGCATCTGCAAACTTCTATCCTGTTGATGCTAAAATAGTTGGTTGGCCTATCGTTTTAGAAAACATGGCTGAGTTTAGAGATTTAACAGGCGGAGCAACTGTTGCTCCTACAGATTCAGATTTTGAAGCTGCTTTAGATGCTATGAGAACAAAAGATATTCAGCTCATCACTTGTTTAACAACTGATACTGATACGACTAAAGCATTGAGCTTACACTTAGACGAAGTATTAGCTTACAGCCGTGATAGGCAAGGTTATGCTGGAGCTCCTGCAGGAAGCACAATCGACCAAGCATATGGAACTGTTGTTTCACAGTTTGCTAATAAGCATATGGCAGTTTGCAACCAAAGTATGAGCGTTCAAAATCATAACGGTGATGTTGTTGATTTAGGGCCTGAGTATTTTGCATTCCTTATGATGTGTATGCAAGGCGCAATTCCTTACTCACAACCTCTAACAGGTTTGAAACCTAACCTTATCAGCACAGAAGAAAACTTCAATAGAGAGCTTGATGTAGATAAACTAATCAGAAAATGCCAGTTAGGTGTTTATTTAGCTTTTGATAATGCATTGAAAGTTGCAAGAGGAGTTTCTTCTTATAATAAAGATAACGAAACTATTAACTGTGAAATGAGTGCTCGTGAGAGTATCTTAGGTGCAGCACGTTTCTTAAGAAGCATCTTAACAAAAGAACTTGGCTCAAAAGTTTTGGCAGGTTCAACTGGTAGAATCATTAACTTGGTTAATACAAGATGCAAAAGATTAAAAGATGAAGGTATTATTAAAAACTTCAGAAACATTAAGGTTAATATTGTAGATGATACAGCTTTTATAACCTTAGATTTAGCTGTTGTTAAACCTTTAAACTTTGTTGAATTTACAATGAACATTAGTGATTTTTAAGAAAGGATAAAATAAAATGGCTAACAATCCAAAAAATATAATAACGGGTGCCAAAGCTATCGTTAAAATCGACGGCAAAGTCGCTGGTTATGCTACCGGTGTTTCTATTTCTGAAAACACTTTAAATGGTCGCGTTGAGAGTTTAGGCTTTATTGATACAAGAGAGCTTACACCAATATCACGCCAAGTATCTGCTTCAATAAACCTTATCAGAATATTCCAAAGCACAACTGCTAATGGATTAAATGATGAGGAAGTTGATGAAGCAGGTGATGCTTTGGGGCAAAGAACTTACGGCAAAGGTATGATAAATACTGAGATATCTTCAGATGGATCTACAGAGATAGGTGAAGACGATAGAACTGATAATATGTTTAGAGGTGGTGGTATTTCTTTTGATTTAGAAATATGGGATAGCGCTCCTGGAACTGCTCCAGCTGGCAATACTTCTTCTGAAAATAGAATATATACTCTCAAAGGATGCAAAGTTGCTTCACACAATATTGTTGTTGATAGAACTTCTCTAATGGGCGTTCAGATATTCGTTGAAGGTTTATATCTAATACGACATTTCCCAGCAGCACTCGTTTCTGTTGCAGATGATTGATACGTATATCCAGTTTTAACTCTGTTAAATCTGCTGGGTTTATTTGAATATATACCTATTTAACAAAAAAAAGTTTATCCTACTTAAACGTCATTAATGTTTAGTTTATCAAGATACTAATCTTTAATAATGTTATGAAAGTGCCGTTGTTGTAAAAACTTCGGCATTTTTTTTTATTTAAAGAATAAACTTGCTATAATGGTTGATATATACTATTAATAGAACAAAAAATACGAGAGAGGTATTGTATGAGTAATTTAAACTTGGTTGATTTAAAAAAGAAGGCAGAAGACGCTTCAGTTGTTGATGTTAGAGATGTTGGCAAAGAGAAAGAAGCTGCTAAAGAAGTTGCACAAAAGATTAAGAAAGAGTATGTTGATAGAGAACTTAAGTTTGAAATATCATACGAAACTGAAAAGGGTTTGAAGAAAGCCACATTGTGCTCTGCCATTTTAGATAGCGAAGGAAGATTACGACAAGATAAAATTCTTATGCGACTATGTGATGGTTATGCATATGATGATTATCCTGTTGATACAAAAACACGTTATCAGTGTGTAGCAAGAATTGTTTCACAGTTAAAAGATCCACCTGAGTGGGTTTTAGAAGTTGTAGGTTCTGATTTAGAGTTTTGTTATCATTTGGCCACGAGGTTAGTTGAGCACGAAACCCGATACTTTCGAAACAGCAGTGATGAGAGTAGCGGAGAGAAGAAACCACAACGCTTTTCCATTGATTTTCCAGCGCTTAGCTAAATTACAGCTTCCAAACATAAATATCTTTAATGATGATGATTTATATTGCTGGGAGAATGTTGAGTTTTCATTGATGGCAATGCCTGATGATATATTTCAAGAGATGTATCAGCGACACTGGGAAGATCAGAACAACAAAAAGTTTGTTGAATCAATCGGCGACCCAATAATAGATGAAATAGAACAAGCATTCGTTAATGGTGGAAATCCAGAAGAAGCAATGCAACAATTCTTCTCAAAATATACTTAAACAAATAGGAGATATTTTATGCGACCAATACAAGGCACACCTTTCAGCGGAGGCTCCCCGATGGCTTCATCACCCGGAGCAAGAGCAATGGGTAAAGGTTTCGGAACATCAGCAATGAGTGGTGGTATGGGAGGTTTTTCAATGCCTCCTTTTGCTGCTGCAGGTATGATGGGTAAAAGTAGCCCTTTCGGTGGCGGTGGTTCTTCACCTTTTGGTGGTGGAGGCAAAGCCTTAGGTGATGGTATTAAAAAGCTTGTTTCAAGCAATAAAGATTTAATAGCAGCAATAAAAGATTTAACAAAGAGTATTCGAAGCTTAGAAAAAGGTGGAGGAATGGGCGGCGGTGCCGGTGGTGGTGCTGGTCGTATAGGCTTAGGTGGAGGAGGCTCTGATAACTTGAGCTCTCGTCTTCTCCAAAGAGCTGGCGGCGACACATCCCGGGTGAGCCAGGGCCTTGCTCAAGATCGCTTGGCTGCTCTTCGTCAGCAAGGTGAGAATGCTGGACGAGGATTAAGCGGGCTACCCCAACAAGTATCAGGCGCAGCGCACGACCCTGCAAACATAAATATGGGTGGAGGTGGAGGATTTGGAAACTTTGCAAGAGGTATTTTCGGTAGGGGTGCTTTATCTCCAACTGCTGGCATGCCATCAACCGTTCCTACAAGTGCTACTGGTTTGCCAGATGCGCCGTTTGATCCAAAAAATCCAGTGCATAGAAAATACGGCAGGGCTCAACAAGGTGTTCAGCAGGGAATAAATGATAGAAACTCAGCTGCTGCAAATTCACGTGGCGCACAGGCCGGCAGAATAGCACAAGCTGGATTTGGGCACTTATCAAATATGGGTTCAGGAACGAATATGGCTGAGATTGTTTCTCAGATACCATACGTTGGTGGTTTGCTTGCTGCTCCATTACAAGCATTAGCAGGACGTCAAAATATGGCTGCACAGATTGAAATGCCTTCTATGGTTTATTCAGGTGCTTCAACAGGTATGGCACAAGCTGGAAGCCCTATGGCGGCTAATGGAACGCTAATAAGCAATGCTGCTTCTAACTTAGGTATGCAAGCTGGTGAAGCTTTAAATGCAGCAACACAAATAGTTCAGAGTGGTGGAACAAGAAGAAGAGTTTCAGCTGATGAACTAAGCAAAGCCGTTTCAAGCGGTTTAGGTTTTGGTTTGTATGGCCAAGCAGATGCTGGTATGCTAAGAGGTAGTGGCGTAAATGGATTAAGAGGATTTAGTGGGGATGATTTAAGAGGGCAAATGAATGCTCGAGGTTTAACAGGTGCAGGAGCAGCTAAGTATTTAGGATCAAGATTAGCTGTTGGTGAGCAATTCACAGCAATGGGTATAAGTTTAGGCAATGGAACTGATGCTCAGATAAACGGCCTTGAAAGTAGGGGTGGTCGAAGTTTCCAAGGTGATGCAGCAGCAAGTGCATATTCAAGAATAAGAATGAAAGGTGGCGTTCAAGCAGGCCAACAGTTAGGCAATACATTTTCAGGATTAGGTAATAACATACTAATGAGTGATGCTTTAGCTCAAACTGGCGGTGATTTTAAGAAGGCAAGAAGATTATTAGAAAGAATGGAGCCTTCTGTTATGAAAAACAAACTTCGTGAGCTATTAGGCGACGATGTTGGTGATATGGCAATGATGGGTATGGGATATACAACTGAAGAGATTGATGCTATCGGAACGGGAGGCGGGAAAACAACACCTCTAACAGGCGGTAAAAATGCAGGTGCTATTATAACTAAGGCAGATGCAGAAGCTAACTCAAGAAAACTAAAAGATACATACGATAATCAAGTAGAAAACATTAAGGCACTCATTAAAACAAATGAGAGAATCGAACAGAAACTACTTGATGGTTTAGATGTAAAAGATATGGAGGCTTTAATAGATACTATGTTAGGCCTTTCTGGCGTCATGAGAACAATAGCAACGGCAATACCTTTAGCGATTAAGAAATTTGCAGATATCTTTAGCGACGAAAGATTAAAAGAAAACATTAAACACATTGGCTATTCACCTTCAGGCTTAAAGGTATATACTTGGAAATATAAACATAATCCTTGTGCAACTTTTAGTGGTGTAATGGCGCAAGATTTATTAAAAACTAAACCTGAAGTATTATGTAAAGACGAGAGAGGTTTCTATATGGTAGATTACAGATTATTAGATGTTGAATGTAAAAACATAACGTTAGGAGCTTTCTAATGGCAACAGGTGGTTCAACAGCAGGAACTCCTATTAAAGCATCAGGAGCAGCACCTGCATCTCAAAGTTATGAGTTTAATGATATGACGATATCTGCAAGGTTAAAAACAAACACTATACCTAATAGAGAGAATATGCGTAATGTTATATCACGTTCATTAAAGGAAGTTTATAACGAAACTAAAAATTCAAAAAACGATTTTTATCTATTACATACGTGGAGCTCTCCTATACCTATTTCTTTAACAAGTTATATTACTGCAGTTTCAAGAAATGAAGGTTTAAAAGGCGGAAATCTTAGCTTAACCTTGAAAATGCCTTTTGCATTAATGAGAACAGTATTTTCAGATGAAGTTGATACTATAACAACAGGCCAGTTTATAACAGTTAGGCATTATGCATCATTAGATATGAAAACAGAAACAGCTTCTGTTTATGAAAAGTTAGATAATGGTTCTTTAAAGATAACAAAATCTAAAGTTAAACCGAGAACTACTTCTTTTTTTGGTATGATAACAAGCATACAGCAAACATTTTCAAATGTTGATGGAATAGATAACTATGCACAGGTTCAAATTGAAGCAAGAGATTTTATTGAGCCTATAAGAAACTGCAACTATGTTGTTATGCCAGGAAACTTGCAAAAATCTGAAGATGGTGGAACTGAATCTGTTGCTAATAATAGTGAAATGAAGTTTTTATCAAACTTTATTATGTCGAGCAAAGAATGGGCAAAACACATTAAAGAGATGGCTGATTTTGCTTCTGCAGAACATGATTTTCAAGAAGTAATACAAAACTTCATAACAAACTTTGGTTATATGTTAGTGCCACCTTCAGTAGGAATGAGTGTGTTAGAGTTTGTAAAAATATCAAAAGCATATCATCTCACGATCAGCAAAGGTGTTGCAGCACAAGTAGGTGTAGGTAATCAACAAACAAATACATCAGCTGGTAGCACTTGGACGACTTCTGGTGATATGCAATTCACAGCATTTCTAATGAGTATGCAAAGCCAATATCAATATTTTAAATCAATGGATATGCTTTCATCAATGGCAGGAAGAGAGCTTGGGTTTTTATCACGTAAAGAAATCATTGCAAGAGCAAAAGCCAGAGCTAAAGCAGGTGGAAGTGCAGCTGGTGCAAGAGGAAAAGCAGATGCATCTGTAGAGAATGCAACAACTGGCCCATCTCCACGTTCATCAAGAACTGGTGGTATGAATAATACTTTACTTGGTGATAGAATAGGTGATATAATCGTAGTTGCAACAAAAAAATCAGATGTGCCAAAGAGCTCAATATGGTATCAGATGTTGCCAGAAAAACCTCCATATCAAAGATTTATAACAAAGTTTCAGGGTGCTTTAAACACAAGAGGATCTGCTTGGAATAGAGTAATAGGCACATTTGTTTCTGATGATAGAATGATAGAGATGATACCCACGTTAATACCTTTTTATAAAGAAGATTTACAAAGTGATGTTACAGGTGAGATTAGAAAAGTTGAAGGAAAAGATACATTAGTTTCAGAAGGAACCACAGCATTTAAACCTCGTGGGCGCATAACAAAAGCATTAGGTGCTCAACCAACGCTAATATATAGAATAAAACCTCGGCACTGGAATACACAGCTAAACAAAGATTTTTTAAATAAACAGTATTCATCTTTTGTTGAAAGCTATGATGCAGAAGCTATATACCCAATCCAATATCCTTTATCAGCTGAAGATGATTCAGTAAAAAGCAATGTTTCAATTAAAACAGATGAGTTATTACAAAACTCTTTATTACCTTTGAGTGGTGATAATGTTTTTGATTTTAATGCAACTTGGGTAGAAGCTAATAGAATAAACGGAACGTATATTGAAAGTTCTCTTTTAACAAACAGATCAGGTTTTGAAACAGGTGTTTTATCATCACCTATTATTGATATATACGATGCATATAAATATGGCTTACGTTTATTCGAAGGCACATATCCGTATTTTAATGTTAGAAAGAAAAACGGTGATAAACTGCCAACAGCAGCAGCAGCTTCTAAAGGTGGTAAAAATTCAGCAGCAAGATTACTACATAAAAAAATAAATACTGCTTTTGCTGAAGAAATGTATTTAACATATGGTAATGGTAATAGATATGCACAAGGAAGTTTAACATGCAACTTTCAGGGAAGCGCAGATTGGGGCCCAGGTAAATGGGGTTATATGTTTTTACGACCATTCGGCGAAGGCTCAGATGAAGTTATTTCACAGATAGGTTCAGATAGATATCAAGAAGTTGCAGGTCGAGGTGCTTCAAAAAATGGAAGAGTTCCAGGTGGCAGCAATGATTATTCAGATCCAACTCAAGCTGCTTATAAGTTTGGCAACTATAATACATTAGGAGGCACAGAAAATGTTTTCTTCTTTTACATCGACAGCATATCACATAATCAATCTGTTGATTTTAGAGGCCATAAGATGGAAAGAACAACCATAAACTTCAGTAGAGGGAGTTGGCATAAACTCCCACCGATTATGCCAGAAGTTAGATTCGTTGAAAAAGCAGTAGGGAATAAATAATGTTTAATATTAGTGATAAGCCTTTTGTTTTTGCTGGTAAAAAAGCTTCATTTATAAATGCACAGATAACTGATGTTTCAATAGATGAAGATACAAATAAAGTTTTTGTTGATTGCGTTGATGATAGAGGTGAAGTTTATATAGAAGTTTTTGTTTTATTGCCGGTTGGTGGAGGAATGAATACTTGGGGTAATTTGCCTGTTGAGGTAGATAATCAAGTAGTTATATTTACTCCAGCAGAAGGTGAGCCTATGGTTATAGGAAGCCAGTTTAAACCAAACGACGTTGATGTTATTTCAGAGCAAACAGTTGCAACAGATGCAGATAGTGATGTTATTGAGTATTCAACAAGTGATTACGTCGTATCAAACTATAACTCAGAAATGACGTTAGCAAAACTTAATGGGCTTATCCTTAATACCAATCAAGATGCAAGATTACAACTAAACGGGGATAACTCTGTGTTTCGTATTTCAAAAGGCGGAGCAACTATAGATAATCCTCTGAATGGCCAACAGTTTATAGATACTCTATTTTCATACCTTGCACTATTAGAAGCTAAAGTAAATGCAAACAGCGCAGCAATAGGAGCACAAGCACCTTATTCAAGTGCAGCAGCAACGGCAGCAGCAGGCGTTCATACCGCAGCAGCAGCAACAGCAACCGGAGCAGGCAATGCAGTATTAGCAGCATCAGAAACAGCAGCTGCCGAACAAGATGCTGCAGCAGCAGCAAACATAACATCAACTGCTTCAACTGCTGCAACAGCTTTAACAACAACTTCAGCTCAAACTAAAACTCAAGCTGAAGGTAATTTAAATCTAAATATAAAGATACCATAGGAGAAATAATGTCGAACTATAACCCTGCGAAAGGTTTTTTAGATGCAATAAAAGGTTTTTCGTCAAGATACTCAAGAGCTTATGTTGCTGGTATAACACCACCTTTTGGAATGGGTGGAGCGTATGGTTTATTACGAATCCCTGCTAAATATTACTTAGAAGTTAGAGACGCAACTGGTATAATCTTTACAACAGCTTTTCCGATTGATCCATCAAACGTTCAAATAGGTAGAGCAAACCCAATACGTTTAACACATACTTTAACTGGAACATTTAGAGAGATATCACAACATAAAGAACATCAAATAACTATTTCAGGTAGAACAGGATTAGATAGCAGAGGAGGATATAATAGAGATGGTGGAGTAATGTTTCAAGACGCAATCACAATCTTTAAAGAGTTTGATGAAATGCTTAAACATTATGTTGAAACTGCAGCATTAGAATTTGGCCAAACATCTAATCTAAGAACAAGAGATGCTTACAGAGTAGTTGATGGTTCAATGAATATAACCGGCGGCACAGGCCCTGGTGGATTACATATGGTTTTAAGATGTATTGATGAAGATGCACATTTTATAGTTGAGCCGATGGCATTTAACTATGGTCGTGATGCAAATACAAATAGATTTGATTTTCAATACTCTATTCAATTCAAAGCATATGATTTTGCTTACTTAACGAAAGATTACCCAGCTATTCTTGGAGTTTTAGATGGTGTAGATAGCACAGTAGGAGCCGCATTAGGATACGTTCAGTTGCTTGATAACGCTGTTAATAATGTAAGTAATGATTACGTTGATGGATTTAGAGATTCAATATCACAGATAAAAGATGTTTCTAAAGTTATTGCTAATCTAATGAACTCAACTGGTGGATTACTAACAAATATCGGTGGCATAGTTTCAGATTTTAATGAAGTTATTGATACCTTTAGAAGTGGTGGGCCGATAAATAGCTCTATTGAAAATCTTCAAGCATCTGCAGGTTTATTAGGTGCAAGCCTTGGTTTAACAGCTGAAGAAGTGGCAGCAGAAGATGCTAATGCATATCCACAAAATCAAGCTATTTTAGAAATACAGAAACAAGCAATAGTTACACACAAAGAAGCAGATATTGAACCTCCTGAGCCTGAATCTGAGCAAGAGTTTCATGAGTTTGCAAACTTTACTGCTATTTCAAACATAATAAAAAATACTTCACAAATAGCAAGAAAAAGTGTTGATAGAAACTATTTTGAAAACAGAAGAAGAAATAAAGCTGGCAATAAATATGTATTAGGAGAATACTTGAGTAATGAGAGTAATCTTTCAGCATTAACAAAAGGTGCCGGTATTTCTGCAGCAGGAACTGGATTTTCAAAAAATGTTCCAAGATATGTTCATACTCTGCAAAAAGATGATGATTTAAGAAGAATATCTTTAAAATATTTTCAAACAGATACAGTTGCTGAAGAAATAAAAGATTTAAATGGTTGGAGAGATTTTAGGCGAATGGCTAACGGAAACTTCCCAGAAATAGGTGATAAGATTTATATTCCACTCGAAGGAATGCAAAAAAGAATGAACCCGTTTGCACCATTAGGTGATTACCATTCAACTGATATACAGTGTGAAATAGATGATTTAGAGTTTAACAACATTTCAGGTGATATTGAGTTAGTGGGTGGAAGAGAAAATATTAAACAAACTATAAAAAATATTTTATTTACTAATGAAGGTGATGTATGTTTATACCCTTCTTTTGGTGTTAAAAACGTTACAATTGATGATCCAGTTTATGCAGCTGCTGTTATTCGAGAAGCTGTTATTGCAAACCCTCGTATTGTTGATGTAAATAATATAGTTATTGAGCAAGTAGATGATAGGCTTGTTATAACAATGAACGTTAAACTTGTTGATAATGATACTATGCAAGTTACAGCGCCTATACCTGGCGCATAAAAATGTTAAAATAACTTCAAAATGAGGTTAAAAATAATATATACTAATATATGAGGAGATTAAAAACAAATGGCATTTACACCGAGAACAAACGGCCAAATTCTTAGAGAGCTAACTTCTAAGGTAGTTGCCCGAACTGATTTAAATGATGTGCAAGTTGGTAGCACATTACATATTATACTTCAAGCTTTAGCAACAGAAATCGGCAATACAGAAGCTCGTATGTATAATGTTAGAGAAAGCTTCAATATCAATAGTGCAACCGGCATTGATTTAGATGAAAGAGTTGCTGATTTACCACCCGTTGGTATATCAAGAAAGAAATCTGCAAGAGCTGCTGGTGCTGTATTAAAAATAACTATTCTGGCTCAAGCACAAGATTTATTAATCCCAGCTGGCTCTCGAGTTAGTAGAAGTTCAGATGGAACAACGTATGAAACAGCATTAGATTATATTATCCCAGCAGGTGATGATGATATTGATGGAGTTTATATTGTTGCAACAACTGGTGGATTAATAGGCAATGCAGATGCAGGTAATATAGATACAATAGCAACAATGCCTTCTGAAGTTATTAAAGTTGAGAATCTTCAGCCACTTACAAATGGTATTGATGAAGAAGAAGATAATAGTTTAAGAGATAGAGCACTAAGATACATTAGAAGTTTAGGTCGCTCACAAAAAGAAGCTATAGAGTTTTTAGGTTTAAACTTCATTGATAGTAATGGAACCTCGTTTAAGTTTGCAAAGGTATGGGAAAATCCTGAAAAACTGGGTTATTCTGAGCTTATTGTTGATGATGGTAGTGGATTATCAAACATGGCTGTGCCGGGAACAACATATACAGATACAGTTCCTGCTGGTGGCTGTGATATGATACAACACGAACGTCCTGCAACTGATGTTATCAAAGCATCAGAAGGCCAACTAACTATATCACGAGGCGGAGTTCCTGTGCTTATAGGAGAAAGCTCTTATACATCAATACCAGAACGAGGTTTAATATTTTTTAACGACCCAACGTTTTTACAAGAAGGTGATGTTTGGAGCATACAAAATTACGATGTTTATAGAGGTGCTATTGCAGAACTTCAAAGTGAAATAGAAGGTAATCCAAATAGAGCAAGTATTCTCACAGGATTTAGAGCTGCTGGAACACGTGTTAAAGTTGAAGCGCCAGATGTTAAATACATTGGTTTATCAATAGGTATATACGTTGCTACAGATGCAAATTATCCTGCTGTTAAAACTGCAGTTGAGAAAACAACTCTAAACTTTATAAATAATCTTGGAATAGGTGTTGCGCTTTATCCTTCACAGCTTGCTCGAGCAATACAAGATGCTTCTCCAGTTAGAGGCGTTGAACTATATGTGAAAAATACAACAAACAAACTTGGTATAATATACCCAGGCTCAAACAGAAGAGTTCTTAGAGCAAGAGCTGTAGATATTATAACATCAAATCAGTCGTCATAACATTAACGGAGTTTTAAATGATAAACAAAATAAATTTTTATTCACTTGAACAGTTTATATTATCAGATGCGCAAAATCTTCAGTCGCATTTGTTTGATTATAACGAACAAGTAATCTCAAGCCTTTTAGGTGCAGAAAATAACGGTGCGCTATCAAGAATAACGAGGAAATCATATTCATCATCTACTGAAACGTTGGTGTTGAATGATTTTAGATGTGTTCTTCAGGGAAAGATTTTAAGGCAAACATCTGATATTGCAATAGATTTTTCATCAATGGATACGTTAGCAAACTTATATTACACAGCTAATCAAAATGCAATGACGGATTTTCAGGATGTTAATCTTTATGCAAGAGTTGCTGATGAATCGACTGCAAATGAAACAAGAAACTTTTGGAGCCCAATAAATCAAGCCTCAATACAACAAGATGTTGATACTCGAACAGTGCAAACTATGGATATTAAAGCTGCTCTTTCAACACCTTCAGCAGTTGGATCTTATGAATACAAGAAAATAGGTTCAATAAAAGCAGATGGTTGGTTGGTTTCTGTGGATATAAACACAGGGCAGAATAGAGTTACACCACAAACTATTACAACAAACTATTTGTTTAATAACTACTTTGCAAGCATTAGAATCGCTGATTTAATATCAAATGGTTTAAGAGGCCCATTCTTTGCTTTGGAAAGTGCGCTTGATAACATTCTTAAAAATGGCCTAAACGACCCAGCTGCTACAGATAACTCACCATTAGTTGGAGGGCAACCAACCCTTTCACTTCAGGGATTAGCAGCATTCGTCGGTAATAATATCCATAAAGTTAGAGCGCGTATTCACTTAAGCGCAACAGCTAATAATAACTGGCCTGCAAATACTGAGGTTGATTTTGATAATCTAACAACAGTTGCTCCATATACAGAATTGTTTCCTATTGCTATAGGTGGAGCTCAACCTAATAGTTTTGGGTTTAATGGAACTGTAGTAAATCACAGCTTTGATTCTGCGCTTTGGGCATTACCTTTTGATAAATCAGAAGTTTTGGATGCCACAGGAGGTGCAGGATTAGCAGCTGATACTAATATGTTATTGATTGTTCAAGATCTTGATAACCCTATCGATGGGCCAGATGGTGAAGATATAAACGTTAATACGACTTTTGGATATCACTTAAAACAAGGATTTAATAATCTATGGGGCTTTACAGGAACTATGGCATTAGGTGGCCCAGTTGATTATCTAAACGTAGGTGGTGGTTTAGCATGGAATACATCAGCTAACTCACAAACAGCTATTACTTTTTGGACGAATCTAACTCAAAACAAAGCAGAAAATAATAGATATGAAGAAATGATTAAATCACACTTTATTAATTATAACGGCTCAGTTATTGATGGTTATACATCAGATTCTCCACCACAGCCTATTATCAGAAATACACCAACATACATAAACTTACCTACTATTAAGTTTATATGCACAATAAAGAACTAAGGAGAGGAAATAAAAAATGGCAATTACTTTAGCTTTAACGGCGTCAAACGCAACGCCTAATCAAGAAGATTTACCAGAAAGTATCACAGTTAGTGCAGTCGCTACAGATAGCGATGATAGCTCAGCAGTTTTCGCATTTAGCTGGCACTTTTTAGGAAAACCTCCTTCAACTACGGCTGCGCTTCTTAATCCAAGAGCAGCTTCAACAACTTTCAGTGCAGATTTATGGGGTAGTTATAGATTATTCTGTATAGCACAAAATACATCATCAGGTGCTACAAGCATAGTTGATCCACTTGCTGCACCTTCATCTTCTTTCTTAGATATTGAAGTATTATCAACAAATCACGACTTAGTTAAACCTGCTAAAACTCAAAGAGAATGGCAAGGAAGATATTGGGAGTTAGTTGATGTTGTTGAAAACCTTACAGTAAATGGAGATAATGCAAGCACAACAGTTAAAGGTGTTGTGGAGTTAGCTAATGAGGTTGAAGCAGCAACAGCAGCTGGCTCAGCTGATAGTTCAACAGGTGCAGATTTTTGTATTTCACCTGAAGTATTAGTTACAGTTTTAGGAAGCAACGATGCTAACGGAAACTTACCTTCTTCAACAGTTAATGTTTTAAGAAATACAGTTAAAACAGCTGCACTCGAAAAGATGAATGAGGTATCAATAACAGAATTAGCAGATGTTGATACAACTACAAATGCTCCATCTGCTGGCCAAGTTTTAGTTTGGGATGCAACAGCTTCTGATGATAGTGGTGATAATGATACAGGTGCTTGGGTGCCGGGCAGCATGCTTACTGGTGATATTACTTCTGTTATAGCAGGATTAGGCCTAACTGGTGGTGGAACAAGTGGAGATGTTACTCTTAACGTTGCAAACTTAGATACAACACATATTAATGCATCAGCTTTATTAGTAAGTGGTGAAGCCTTTGTTGATAATGATGCATCACTAATGAGTGCTGCTGCTATTAAAGATTTAATCGATGCAAATGTTGGTGGTGGCTCAGCTTCTGTTGGTGATGCAAGAGATATACAACTTTCAGATGGCTCAGGTGCATTCTTAGAATCAAACTGGCAGATATCTGCAGGTGATGATTTTATCCCAGTTACAGATAATGCTTTTGATATAGGTTCAACAACAAAACGCGTCCAAAAAATATATGCATACGATGCTAAGTTTTATGATGATGTTGTGATTGATGATAATCTAACAGTTTCAGGAACAGCAACGGTTATAGAAGATGTAGTTCTTCAGGATTTCGCAACTTTAGGTGATAATGGAAGTGCTGGAACTTTACTATTTACTGCAGGAGATAATGGTTCTTTAGCAGGTAGTATTACTAACAGTGCAGATGAAACTATTATAAAAGCAGAAACAAGTGGAACAGAAGCTAAGTTATCATTGCAAAATAGTGCAGCATCTAAGGTTACATTAACTACTCAAGGAAAACAAGGAACAGCACATACTATTGAACTACCTTCAGCAAGTGGAGAGCAAGGTGATGTTTTATACGTTACTGATCACGCAACTAACGAAACTGAGGTAGAGTTTAGAACTCCTAAGCAGAGAGTAGCTTATACAGGATTTACTGAAATTGATGGAGTTGCATCTTCTTTCTCTGGTAGTAATATGGCATCTTATGCAACAGACGAACAAGCTTGCGTATATTGGGTTAAGAATAACTCAGGGAAAACTATTACTTGGAAAGCTGCACATATTCACGTTGGGCATATGATGAATGCAACTCTTAAATTTGCACTATGCACAGCAGCATCTGATTCTGCAGCATTAGCAAACACTTGGACGTTAGTTGGAACCGCATTTACTATCACTAACTCAAGTGGATCAGATAATACTTTAGGCCAAGCACAAAACTCTGTTTATATTAATCAGGATATTGCTGCTGGTGAATATTTCGGTATTACTTGCACTAATATACCTCAGGCATCTCGAGATGATAAAAAGATAAGCATTTCATTCGAAGGCGAAAAAGAGTTAGATTACGCTTAAAATGAATAACGACGTTTAATCCTGGTTAAACTTTTATAAACGCTCTATGGTAAAACATAGGGTGAGGCATCAAATAAAACAGAGAGGAAACAGATATGGGTATTACTAATATCGTTCATACAAATTACGAAATTGGGTTCGGAACTCCAAACTCAGTGCCAGATCCAACGTATTACGACATGGGTTTTGGCGCAACAGAAAGTATAACAATCAATAATCCGTTCGATGAAGTTGAAGATTATGTTTATAAAAATACATCCGAAAGAAACTTTGGCGACCCACACGGAAATATTGGAGCGTATGTTGATGGTGATGATGTTAGATTTAGTGATAACGGTGGCCAAATAGCTGTTATCAGAGCTAAGTTTAAAGATACTTATGAAAACAATTTTCCACAAAATAAAAGCTTAGGCCCATATCGTGTCGTTTTTGAAAGCATTACAAACGATGGCGTTATATTTCCTTCTTATAGTGGAGTTGCAGGAAGAGGAAAAAATCTATATACAACAATAAATCAAGATAAACTTTATGCTTGTTTGCCGGTTATGCCTAAAGGCCAGTATAATGCAAGGATTTATTGGGGTGATGGATTTTTAAACAGAATAGATATTTTTAATGCACTTACTGTTGTTCATCGTAATAGATATGATGCTGCAATATCAATAAAAAGCAAAATGCCAGCTTGGCTTAAACGTGGTAAAGTTTCTGATAACTATTTGCCTTCTCAAAATTATAAAAAAGGTGAAGATAGTAAAATCGCAGTATTAACAGAGAGTTTTGCTGAAGTATTGGATTATACAGTTTCAAGTTCTTACACGGTTACCACTGCAATAGTTAAAAAAGGTGCTACAAGCATTCCTGTTGAAACGACGTTAAGCTTTCCAGATAAAGGGTATATTTATATTGGTCGTCAAAAACTTTATTACAAGAGTAAAACAGATGTTTCATTTGATGGTATAGAAACTTCTCTTACACACATTATTAGAAAAAACGCAAGAGTGGAGCCTGATGTTAGTGAATTTGCTCAGCTTTATAACTTTTTCGATAGAAATCACTTAGATATTTTAAAACCTAAATGGCAAATGCGTGATGAAGATTGGATGAAAGCTTTTAAAGTTATAAAGTTTGGTGAAAAGCAAAACACACCCGTAATATTTCAGTATTTGTATCATCTATTAGCTTCATCAATAACACCAGTTCCTTGCACAGTTTCTTCAAGTGGAGAAGTTTTAGTTCCAACTACAGCAGCAACATTTGTTGAAGCTTATAGAAATAAGTTTGTTGTTTTAGAAAAAGATTTAGGCAATGAAGAATATGAGTATCGCTGGTTTAAGTTAAATACAACTTCAGCAGGCGTTGGTTATATGGCTAAGTATGGATGCTCATATCATATGGGCACATTCTTTGGTGAAAACGCAGATTGGCTTAATGAAACAGTTACAGCAAGAGTTTTACCTTTCTGGATTGAAAAAGATTCAGGCTGCCAGTTTAAAATAGTTTTAGATGAAGCTGTTTTACCTATAAACCCAGGATTTATTGATAAAGATTTTATTGATTTTAACGTATATTTAGGTGCTGATGATATTGGTAGAGGCACGAACATCTTTAAGTTTTTAGTTGCAGGAGTAAAAGGAGAATTTACAACAAGAGATTGGGGCCACGATGCTGATTGGCCTCGCTCTTTAATACAAGATTTCAGGCCTCAATCTTTGGTGCTTGAACCTTCACGTCAGTTTTAGAAAGAGCTAATAATGTTTCCTGTATTTTTTGAAAACAGTAAAGTTCCTAAGGTTTTGAGCAAGGTTGCACCAATAGAAATAAATGCAATAACGCTTGGGCCTTTAGTTTTTAGTCGTGGTGAGTTATCTGATAAGGTTAAAAGGCACGAAACAATTCACTGGATGCAATACAAAGAGCTTTTGATTATAGGCTTCTTGATTGTATATCTATATGATTATCTGTTTGCTGCTGTTTTAAAGAAAAAGGGCTTTAATAGGCAATCCTATTTAGCAATAAGATTTGAACAAGAAGCATACGATAATGATACTAACGAAAATTATTTAAAAGAAAGAAAACCATATAAGTGGTTAGATTATCCACTCGGAGGAAACAATGAATAAAGATAAAAAAACACTTTCACCAATGCAAAGCAAAAAGTTTTTAGCATATTTGTTTGCAGATATCGGATGGAAAGCTATTATCCTATATCAGTTAATGCACCTTAAAGGAAAACTGGAGCTAAATGAGCTAACTTTTTTAATAACAACAGTAATAACAGCTGGTGTAATACAGATTGGTTATATATTAGGGCAAAATTCACTTGATAAATACTTGAGTTCAGCCGTAGAGATATTTGATAGAGACGATAAACCCCCAAAAAAAGAGGGGTAATATGATTTTTGATGAAAAAACAGTGTGTGCTCTCTGTAAAAAGATAGAGTGCCAATGCACATATTACAAATGCCCTTGTGGAAAGTTAGAAATAAACTGTAAATGGCCAGAAGATAGCTTTTGCCCTTGTAGAATATGTGATGAGTTAGCTCATAACTGCTCATGCCATAAACCTTTGGAGAAGAAAGAATGAAAAAAGTTTTATTATTCATATCTATTGTTTTTATTTACTGCTATATAAATCTGATTCAAATATTTCCAAGTTGGGCTCAAAGCTATGAATGTGATAACAACTTTGAAGATTGTGGAACACCTGAACAGAGTGGTGGTGGAGGCGGAGGAAAAGGCAGCGTTTTAATAGCAAATACAGATTTAGGTGATAGTTATCAACATGCAGATGATTATGATGATGATGGCATTGAAGATCCATCTGATAACTGTATGAGAATGCCTAATCCACAACAACTTGATAGAGATGGAGATGGTGTAGGTGATGCTTGTGATAACTGCCTATCAATACATAACCCCTATCAGCAAGATATGGATGGTGATATTTTAGGAGATTACTGTGATGATGATATTGATGGTGATACGTTATTAAACAGTGATGACGAATGCCCGTTTATGTATGGAAATAGTTATTGCTTTGAAGAGTTAAGCAGAGAGCATCCTCGTGATTCACAGCAAGCTATATGGATATCAGATGAACAACCTTATAGCATAACAAGTAGGAATAAAAATCATACTAATGAGTTAGATGATAAAGAAGGCTGTAATCAAAGTTATAAAAAAGGAAGTGGGAATTGGTTATGGTGGGGTTTCTTTTTTTGGTTTATTTATTTATTCTTAAACTGGGAGAAGCCTAACAAAAACAACAAGAAAGATGATTAAACATTATGGAAGAAAACAACGTTGTTGAAGCTGAAATAGCTATTGTAATAACAGATATTATTGCGAGCACTCGTTTCGTTCAAAAGAACGGTAAATATGCTGCTGCACGTTGGTTTTCCACACACGATAAGCTCGTTATGAGTTTAATAACGAAACATAATGGGCAATGGTTAGATAACAGCGATGGCACTTTGATGTATTTTGGTAATGTGCCAGATGCTATTGCTTTTGCATTTGCTTATAAAAAGTTTTTAAGAGTTAAGAAGTTTCCTTTTAGGAGCAGGATTGGCATTCACTGGGAAAGTATGCTGATTGTTAAAACAGAACAAAGTATGATATCAGGAGGAGCTAAACGATTAGCTATCGAAGGTATAGGTAAAAACATAGCAGCAAGAACAATGAGTTTATGCGGATCTGAGCAAATACTTTTATCACATTCAGCTTATACAATATTTAAAAGATACGGGCACAAAAACCCATTCATACCTAAAAATGCATTATCAGCACTTGTAGGATTATACAAGTTTAAAGGTGTTTCTGAACCTGAGCGTATTTATGCTGTTGGCTTGATTACGGAACAAATGCAACCTCCACCCGATTCAGAGAAAGCAAAGAGGATTGGTGGTGCAAAGAAAATAAAAACAAGAATGAAACATAAACGATGGAGTGAAATATTTTTTTACTTTTTATATCGCATCGGCTTTATAATGTTTTGTTATTTGATATATACTTTCTGGCCTTTACTTTCAAATGGGCAAGCTAAAGCAAGTTGGAATATTGATTACCTCGTTTTACGACCATTTGAATATATAGATTTACTAATATGTTTTATCAAGGATTTAATAAAATGAAAAACAGCAGCATTCTGGAATACATCTGGATTGGTTTTCTAATAAGTGTTATCTTAACACAGTTATATATTACAAGAATTGAAATGGATAAACCTTATGGGATTGAAAAAGCAGCCAGAAGGCGCTGATAAAGAAGTCGTTCAACAGAAAAGAGAAACAAGAGGCTGGTTATTTAGCGTTGTTTTCTTATTTACAATAATAATGCTGATTATTTTTTTAGCGTTATTTGATTTTAAAGAGAGTAATCGTGAAGTTTTAATCGGGTTGTTTGGTATTTTATTTGGTAATATACCTTCGATGATTATCATTGCGAGTGGAAGAAGCCCTGAAGAAATAGATGAATTGAAATCTAAACTTTCAAAAAGTGATGGTGATAGGCAAGCTTTGATTGCAAGGCTTAGAGATTCACAAATACAACTTCAGTTAGCGCGTCAGCAAATGTTTGAGTTGCAAGATAGTGTTATTAATGAACTTTCTATACTTAGAGGAAAAAATCCTATTAAGAGTAGAAACGAATCAGATGTAATACTGCCTGAAATAGTTGATGAATGGACGTTAAAATAAACATGTATATCTTAAGTTTTATAATAAAATAAAGAAATCTTGAAAGGATTTTAAAATGAAAAAACTAATATTAACAGCACTAATGCTAATTTTGCCACTTGTTGGTTGTGAAAAAGATGAAGAAAAGAAATGTGATTGCGATGAATGCCCATGTGAGCAAATTCGTGATGCAGAGCCAGAAATGGAAGATGGTGATATGGGCCTGGAGGGTGGTGCAGAACAAGAAGATTTGCCGGCTGGAGGCCAAGATGCATCTGGTGGAATGGAGCAGGACGAAGAAGAAGAAGGTGGTGAGCAAATGGAAGAGCCTGTATTGCCTGTTGCAGGTGAGATGATGCCAGAAGAGGATTGCGGAGAAATGCCTGAGGATGAAGAAATGTGTGTTCCTGAGATGATGCCTGAGGAAGATCCTGAAGAAGATGAAGTTGTTGATTGTGAATGTGAGAGCTCAGAAGATTGTGAGTGTTAAAACAGCATCAATAAACGAAGAAATAGAAAAGCTTATTTCTTTAATCTTAGATAGTGATTTATCTAATAAAATAAAAGATGAATCAATAGCTTTGTTAAGATATAACATCATAAAAGAACATCAAGTAAGAAGTTATAATGAAGGTGTTAGGCCAGATGGTTTAAACTAACATAAACTTCGAAGCAGATACAAGAAAACCAGCGATAAGCTGGTTTTTTTATGTTTGATGATTTATAATGCGCACGTTTTACATATATATAAGTATATAAGGAAAAAAAATGAATGCGTCATATAACATCACAGATATCAACGTTAGGTATTTACCAGAAGATACATTTTTTGGCAGGTGTTTGAGTATTCAAAATTGTGGTAAAGGCAATATGTTTGTTTTAAAAATAGAACACATAATAGCTAAACGAAACTACAACAAGTATGAAAAGATAAAAGTTAAGTTAAACGACCCAGATAGTATTGTTTATTTTTTTAGCAATAACATCTTTAAAGAAAGCCATTTTTTTTATTTCAAATTAAATGAAATGGGTATTCATTCTATAACAAGAATATAACTATTTACTTAGCTTAATACCTGCTTTGCAAACAACATAAGCATCAGCCATATCATTTACCCATTTTTCATAAACAACATTACCTTTGTTTTTACCTCTTGATAACACTTTTGTTTCAAATTTGTATCCACGTAAATCTTTTACAACCCATTTAATAACTTGTTCCTTTTTATCCTCTGTTTTAACTATTTTGATATTTAATGTTTTCCTACAAGTATTAACGTTTAAATAAACAGGCGTTAAACCTGTATGGTTATATGCTATGAATGAAACAATGCCGTTAAATCTTGCAAGCTGTGATATTGTTTTAGCTGAAGATAAGCCTCTTGAAAAGCTTTGAAATATATCTTCGATGTATAGTTCAGTTATATCGTAATCTTCACATAGTTTTTTGATGTAGCTATTAACTCTATCAGCTTTATGAAAAAACTCTTTATCTTTACCTGTTTCTATTTTATCCATCATAAAAAACTTATGATTTTTAAACAAGCAAACACCTATCATTGAAGTAGATACATCTAAACCAAGCTGAAACATTGTTATGAGGCTTCTTTTTCTTCAGAAACTTCTTCTTGTGGCACTTCAGTTCTAAAACAAGCTAATGTTTCATAAATATGTGCGCTATCCTTAAGTGAAAATGCGCCTGCTTTTTGTGCAACAGTAATAGCTGCAATCATAACATTAACTGCCTTAGCTTGCTCAGTTGTAATAAAAATTCCCTCTGCGGGTTGTGCTTTCATATTAATCTGTTGGCTATCTTCGAAACTCATGTTGTTTTACCTTTCAAGTAAATGTTTATTTTATTTTATTTCTATTTATTTTTTTGTTTAATGTTTTCTATTACAGAAACTAAATCTTTCTGCAAGTATTTTTCTTCTAATGAATATCCCGGTTTGCGCAATGTTAAATCATAATTTGCAGCAACATCTTCAAACCCTGTAATACCTTTGATGCAGTATCTTTTTTCATCTATCATACATATAAGGATTAACAGATCTGGCTTTTTATCTTTCTTAGCTTGATGAGCAGGTAAAATAAGTTTAGCTTTCATAGGCTTAGTTGTTGATTTTATTTCAACGCTGTAAGAATCGCCATTAAAAACAATATCAGTATCAAACCCATCTTCTTCAGCATCAGCTGAAACAGTTAAGAAAGCTTTTTTTGAAGGTTCATATCCATTTTCTTTTAGCCATTTTATAGTTGCTAACTCTGATAAGGCACCATCAATATCTCTTTGAGGATTAGCTTTTTTATTGCCCCAGTTAGATTTATAAGTTTTTAGTTTTCTATTATTTTGAAAACGTTTATGGCCTATTTTAGTAGCAAGTGCAACTTCAGTATCATCAAGCTCTATAATAAATTCAGCATAACGTTCAGATGCTATCCATTTTGAATATAGATTTTCTTTTATTTCTTGATGACGTCGATTCATTTTAGCAGCTGCTTTCTTTACCCCACAAATCACCTAACCAAGGTGCAACATCATATTTTTGTTTGCTTAAGTTATGATGGCCAACAACAGAATAGTTTGTTGCTTCTTTAATACCTAAAACTTCATCAGAATCTAACATAGGTTTTTCTTCTAAATCCATAATCATTCGTAAATCATTAATAAACTCATTAGTAATATCAGCTATTTCTGGGCATAACGAAACAACTTGTCGAGGCCCTCTTGAAGAAGGGTTAGGAACCATTTCTGCTGAAGGATGAAATACTCTTGTTTTAGCAATATGCTTTTCTACAGGGCTTTGGCAAATATCTAACCCGATTGAATAACCATTAAACTTACCAGCGTGATACGAAACTAAACCTGTATCTAACCATTGGCTTACCTCAAAACGTTTTTCATTCGGATCATAACCAATACCAAAATGGCTTGATACGTGCCGTGATTTAGTATTGTAAAAAATCATATAGCAATGTTTTACGTTTAAACCACCCCAATGAGCACAAATAGTATCAGCTTTACCTTTTCGCATCCTCCAGTTTTTTGTGCCATCAGGAAGTTGAAAAAGCGAATCTTTATGATCCACAACATAGCTTGCGCCAGGGATAGGAACAATTTCACCCATATGAGCAATAACTGGGCCACCAAAGTATTTTTCTGCTGCTGCTAATGAGTTTTTACCAAATACACCATCAGATGCAACACCTATTTCTTTTTGTAGGTTTTTTACATAAATCTTGTTTCTATTTACCAGTTCAAACATTGTTTATCTTTCATTTTATCTTATATAGTATATATATCTTTCATTGTAGCAATTATATAAAAAAAGTTAATATAATACAAAAAAAAAGTTAATATAATGTGTTTAGTTATGTTTTGAGCATATTAAAAACTTAAAAACTTAAATAAACACGACGTTAAATCAGATTTAATCTTTGCCCTTTAGTGAATATGTTTTAATGTATTTTAAGTAAAAATAAAACAGACGTTAATCTGCATATCTGAAATGTTATTGTTTTGTTATTCTGATAGGTGTAATAAATAACTGGTTATTATTTGCCTGAAAATGTATTGTTGTTTCTTTGAGTTTAGTAATCTTCTTAGAGTTTTTAGATTGCTTTTTTATTGAAAATGATTTAGCAGATTTTATTTACAACTTTTTAAAAATATTTTTTTTATTTTTTTTGTATGCTGAAAGTGTATGTATAATCATACTTTATTTAGTTTTAGAACTTTAGTAGAAAAAATAAATTGTAGTTTTTTGATTTTTTAGATATAGTTATCTTTGCCTACCTACCTACCACCACCCAAACAAAAACAGATAAACAGTTCATTTAAATTCCATTCGTTACACTCATTACATTTAAATAAACATATTATTATTACTTTTACTCCACTCACTTCGTTCGTTACATAAAAGATAATATAATATATCAGGGTTCATCAACTAATAAAAAAAGCTCTGCGAGGGTTCCCCCGCTAGTTCATACAGTTATACAGATCTTCTAATATACTAATCTACTATAGATACTAATATACTTTCAGTTAGTTATAACTATAACTTTAGTAATCTGAAATATATAATTTGTAATTTTTAATATAATATCTTAAAATAGTTTTACTAAAACAAGTTTATTACTAAGTTAGAGAATACTTATACTAAACTAATCTATAATATTTCAGAAAGTTATATACAAAGATGGAACTTGATTTTAATAAAATACTAAGCACTAAAGAAACTACAGAAACAGTAAATTTAGAAGATAACAAAGTATCATATTTAGATTTACTTGATACTTTATTTGAAAAATATGAGTGGTTCAAAAACAGATTTCATAATATGGATCCTCAGCATCAGAATGGTTTTAAGTTATCTTTAGATAATACAAACTCTATAGCACATCACTTAGATTTAATTTTCAGTAAGAACTTATCTAAAGATGGTAAAACATTACCTTTAAATACTTGGCGACTAAAGAAACTTGAATACAGATTATTTATGATGCTTGGTGTGCCTGATGAAGGTGATTGTATCGAACCTGTAAATGATTTGATTTTGCCAGCAGGTATGGAACTCAAATAACTATAAATCTATTTCAAAGTTATTATCATCAGAGTTTAAATCTATGATTATTACTCTTTTAGGTTCTTTAGTAATTTTAGGTTCCACAGGCTCTCTAACTTCAGGTAAAGGCAACTCTAAATAGGGTCGTTCTTCACATTCAGATTGTTTTTTTTGAATATCTTGAATAATTAGCTCATCATACATTTTAAAACTCCTTTATTAATAACTATAAAAGAAAAAGCTTTATAATATATAATAAAACAAAGAAGGAGAAAATGTATGAATGAAATTGAATCTAATCTTAAACAAAAATGCGTAATCATTGATACGTCAGTATTACTATACGATGCACAATCAATATACAACTTTGGTTCTAACGATATTTACCTCCCTTTCGCAGTTTTAGAGGAGCTTGATAAGAAGAAAACTGAAGCAGGTTCTATTGGTGAAAACGCAAGATTTATAAACCGTTTATTAGATAAGCTAAGAGCAGAAGGCCCTCTTCACGAAGGTGTTCCGTTTAACGACGTTAAGCTCACAGTTCTTACTAATATAAAACTATGTGATGAGTTAGAAGAGGAAAACAACGATAACGTCATATTATCTGCTGCTTTATTTGTAAGCGAGCAATATGATTATAACAAAGTTAAGCTGATAACTAAAGATATTAACCTAAGAGTTAAATCAGATGTATTAGGCATTATTTCAGCAGATTACTATGCTAATTACGAAGGTTTAGATACACAGTGGAGTGGTTGGAGAAAAGTAGATACAGTTTCTAAAGAGCAGATTGATGAGCTATATAAAAAAGGTTCATTACAAACAAAAGAAAAATATTATCAAAATGAGTTTCTTGTTTTAGAAAGTGAATCAAATACAGCTTTAGGGCAATACAAAGGTGGTAAGATTATTCTTGTATCATCAAAAGATGCTTGCCATAAAGAAACTGGTTGCACTCCTAAAAATAAAGAACAACAGTTTGCCTTACATACATTAACTGATGATGATATACCTATGATTACTTTAACAGGTTTGCCCGGAAGTGGTAAAACATTCTTATCATTTATGGCTGGTATTAAACTTGTTTCTGATGGAGCTTATGCTCGTATTATTTATACAAGGCCTATTACAACAGTTGGTAAATCATTAGGATTTCTACCCGGTGATATCGAAGAGAAATGGGCACCTTACTTAGCACCTATTGAAGATAACTTTAGAAATGCATTTGGTGATCTAACATATTTCAGTTTAATGCGTGAAAAAGGGCAGATTGATATCTCTCCGATTAGTTATATGCGAGGTAGAAGTTTTAAAAACTGCTATATCATTGTTGATGAAGCACAAAACTGCACACCACACGAACTGAAAACTATTATTACTCGTATGGCAGAAAATTCGAAGCTCATACTTTGCGGTGATACCAAACAAATAGATGATGTTTATATGAATGAAAGCTCTAATGGCTTATCAATCATACAAGGTAAGTTTCAAAACTCCAATCTATCAGCCCACGTTAAATTTACAAAGGGTTATAGAAGTAGGTTGGCAACAGAAGCTGATAGAATATTAGAATAGATAACGACGTTGATTCACGTTAAAACAACAAAGCTTATATGATAAAACATATTAGAGGAAAAAACAATGAAAACAGAAGATAAAATAGTATTAAGAGTTTCACTAACATATTTTTTATGTTTTTTAACTCCCGCGTTAATAAATTCACTTTCTTGTGTATAGTTATAATATATCAAACTGCTAAAGGTAAAGCTTTCTAAAACATCACGCTTTTTCAATGGTTCAAACTCTTCGTAAGCCACCTGAAAACAATTATTTTAGTATTAGTTTAAAAAAGTTTTATCTTTGGTAGTTTTTTTGTTATAATGTATATGGATTTAAAGGCGCTCACCTTTAAGTTCTCCTAAGATAATTTTGTTATTTGAAAGGCGCTGGTTAATCACTGGCGCCTTTTTTTTTGCTTATTTCTAAACTTTTTTAACTTTTTAAGCATTTATTTTGTATTTATTTAACAAAAGTAATATAATTCATAATGTAAGTAATACTTATAAAAGAAAAACAAAAATCATTTAAAAGGAGAACAAATGAGCGTTGATTTAAACCAAATGTTAAACACATACAAAAAAGAAAACGAAACCCCACGACTAACATATATTCGTTCGGGTAAATACATTGCAGAGATTGAAAGTTTTACAACTACACCTGATAAAAACAATAAGCCTTGCTTTTTGGTTGGGTTTAAGATCTGCGCATTGCATTCAAAAGCATCTTCACACGATGTTGGTGATATTGTTTATTGGAAGAGAAGCATTAACAAGTTCAATATTAGAAGCCTTGATGAAATAACTAAAGCTTTAAATATTGATACAGATACAACAGATTTAAATAATCTGTTTGACGATGAAAAATCTGGTGAAAAAGGCATTGGCTACGGAAAGAAACTAATCGTTGAGCTATTTAGGCCTGAAGGTAAGCAGTTTGATGAAACTAAGTTTTTGGAATATGATTTATCATCACAATCCTTCAGTAAGAACTTAGATTTGGCAAAAAAGTTAGCAGATATAAAAAAAAAGCAAGTTAAAAAAGAGTTTAGCATAGGCGACGAAGAAGTGGTTCCATTTTAGAAAGGATATAAATGATAAACGCTAATAAAATATATATTGAAAATAATAAAAAAGGCAAAAGCCCAGGCCAGTGGTTAATGCTGAAAGATACTAAAAAGCTTCTAAAGCTACATGATTTTCAGCATACTAAAGAAGAAGAGGGTGATTACTTATTTGATGAGCAGTTAGCGTTTCATTATGAATATCATTTAAACCCTTTGATAGCTCATAACATTAAAACAGAAGTTAAATCAGATATACCAGAAGTTAAACCTGATGTTGATTATTCTGATTTATTTAAAACGCTTTTCGTTGAAATAAGTGATGCAACAATCAGAACAAACTTTATTCAACAGTTAGAATCGATTTCTAATATGAGTATCGATGCAATGATAAGAAATGCAACCGGGCCAATGCAACACATTATCAGTTTATCAAAAGCTTTTGATTCAACCCTACAACTAAGATTAGCAGGAATGAATCAGCTTAAGAATAAAGCAAGAGCTGCTGCACAACACATACCTATACTACTATTTAGTTCAGGTGAAACAATTTTTGAAGATAGCAAATTTGAATATTACATCAATAAAGCTAACGTTTTATCTAAAAGAGGAAAACAGATATGAGTGAAATACAAAATAAAGATAAACTATTTTTAGCATATGCTGATTTACAAAGAAACCTTAACGAAAGTTCTGTAGATTTAGAAAAGCTTTGCATTAAAGGTAATATTACAAGTGCAAGAGATTTGCGACGTTTTCTAAGAGAAATGAAACAGATTACAACTAAAGCTATTGATATTACAAAAAAAATCGAAGCTGAAAACAGAGAGATAAAGAAAGGTTAAGTTATGAGCCCATTGATTTCAGAAGTTGCATTAAGTTTTTTAAAAGATGCAAAAAATCAAAGAACAATTATTCTTGTGCTGAGCGGAATACTCGCTTTTGGTTTTGGCTATTGGTCGAAACATTGCCCACCTAAATCAGTTGTATGCAAAGCAGAAGAAAAACTAATATTAGGATTAACTGCTGAGGTAGCAGGAAAAGATGCAACAAGAATAGAACAACTAAGAAAACAAAAAGATGCAGATAGATTAGTTTGTGATGAACGAGTTGAAACTGCAAAAGATTCGCAAAGAGCATCAAACGATTTTCTCGAATGCTCTGATATCTGCGTTATGTATTCTCAATGTGAAGAACAAGGAAGATGTAGGTAATATGTTTAAGAGAATAATCTCTGCTTTTCTTTCTTTAAGTTTATGTATAAACACAGTATTTGCGCAAGAACTTAAAACAGAAAACAACTTCGACTTATCTGAAGCACCAATGGTTTGGTCGCCGCAAAAGAAGAAGATTAAGGTAGGAAGTTTAGAACTTACTGTTTGGATTATGCCGAAACCTAATCTTTTAGCACCAAATGCCGGTTATTTACTTTTTAGATCTGATTTCGGTCAAATCAAACAAAGAATGGATAATATGGCAGCTGAAATAGCAAGATTAATTGCAGAAGAGAGAACTGCATGTGATTTACAGCTAAAAGAAAAAGATGCAAGCTGTATCAGGCAACAATCAGAACTAAGAGCTTCGTTTGATGCACAAGTAATACAGATAAAAGGTTTGAATACATCAATAGATGATAAAGATGATTTGATTTTTTATTGGCAGTTAGGCGCAGGGGGTGCCGCAGTATTAGCTCTTTCATTAGGTTTGTTTGCTATTTCAAAATAGTTTTACAGTTTTCTGATTTAACATATATATAGTAGTAATAGCTAAATTTATGCGGTTATTATTATTGCTTTAAGAAATGCACTTCTATTATTAGTTGTGCATTTTTTTTACAAAATGTTAAGTTGTGATATACTTATACTATAGATTAGAACTTTTGGTTTGTTTGTGTGTTCAAGTTTGCTACTCCTTTAGCTGTTGTTGATTCTTTTTAAGTGTTAAAAAAGGTTCTAATCTTAACTAAAAGCTCAAGTATTTATTTACTTGGGCTTTTTTTTTATTTTTTTTAAACTCAAAATAATTTAAGAAAAACCTATAAAAAGATACCATAATGTAAGCTTTTGCTCATTGCTATCACAACTAAATAGAAAAAAGTGATGTTTTTTTTAACAAAATCTCCAGGTTTTCTAAGATAGCGTATAGTTAGTAATGTAAAACAAAAAAACAGTTTTACGAAGCAATAAAAAAAACAGCTAAAGAAAGGCTATCAAAATGCTTACAAAAACATTTAATAACATCAAACTTACAAATACAGAACTACAATATGTTTGGATGAAGAACGTGCAAGAAGATGGTAAATGCTATATGCTTTACCGTATAATCGATTTAACAAATGGTTTTGAATATACAGGAAGAAAAACAGCATCATCATTTAATGAGCTAAACAACTACACAGGGAGTGGTTCTCTTATTTCAGATACACAAGAGAGAAAACCTGAAGGATATTTTGAGATGCAAGTTATTGCTTTCTTTGAAAACTCTAAAGATTTAGGTGCGGCTGAAGAATTTGTTGTTACAGATGAATACTGCTTAAGAGATGATACATATAACGTTCAACCTGCTCGAAAAGGTGGAATGGGATTTTGCGATACTTGGTATCACGACCCAATCGTTGGCACACATGTTAGAGCAAACTCAAAAGCTATAGCAAAAATGAAAAGATTAGGTTTTGTTAAAGGCCGTTCTCATGCTGCTATTAAAAAGGCTTCTTACAGCTCACGTGGTATGAAAATGTGGTTTAATAATACTGTTGTTAAACTTTCAGATTCAAATGATATCGATATTGCACTTTCAAACGGCGCAGAGTTTATAAACAAAAGAGTATGGATGCATAAGCCTGGGCAACGAACACAAAGTTTCCTAAAAGGTAGCAATAAAAACTTATTACGACCACAAGCTTCAAACATTAAAAACATCCTAAAGTATCGAAGCGAAGGATGGGAGTTTGGTTTAGAAAAAGCCGTTTAAAATACTAATCCTTATTTACAAATAAAAATAAGATAATACAATACTACTATCGTTCAAAACCCTATTTATTTAGGGTTTTTTTGTATTATTTGCATATATTTTATATAATGTTAGAGTTAGTGTATATTTAGTTATATAAGGAAAAAACATGAAAACAATAAAGCTAAAAGATAAAGTATTAACAGATAAAAAGCTTGTTAAAGAAACAGAAGCTTTAACAGGTGAGATTATTGAAGCTGATGAGTATGTTTCACCTTCTCAAACTAACTTACCAGAAATTGCAAGAGGTTTAGATTTACCAAGCCAAGTTAAAGGCCCGTGGTCGCATTCTGATAAACAAAGATGGTTATCAGCAACAGAACAACTTTTAACAAGAGGCGTAAAAAGCGGTAGAGAACTGGGCAGAATAACTGGCTTAAATGCAATGGCATCATCAAAGTTTATAAAAGATATTAAGGAAAGCTGGTCGCAAAACTTAACAGTTAGCAGAGTAAATATTGAAAGAGAAAAACTTTATTCTGAAAATGAACGTATTGCAGATTTTGCGTGGAACTTAATCGGTATAGATCCAACAGATAATAAAGTTCCATCACTCCTAAAGATTATAGGTGAAACAAATACAAGAAGAAGCAGATTAGTAGGTGCAGAACAAATAAATCTTCAGGTTACAGCGAATGTTGAAGAACGACATTTAACTATTGAAGAAACACAAAGAACGGCAGCAGCACGTTTAGGTGTTAAAATAGAAGCCTTAGAAGATTTAGGCGATAGCATTGCTGATATATTGATACCCTATGAATTTGAAAAAGATGACGAAGAAAGCGAGTAATAAAAATGGCACAACAGAATCACATTAAAAAAGAAAGAGATATGAACAAAACATATTTCAGCATAATGAAAACCTTAGGCTCTATTGAGCAGTTGGTAAAATCTATTGAAGAAAAAGTAGATAGGCTTACAGAAGATACACAAAACAGCAAGAAGGTTAAAAACGATGAACGAAACACCATCTGAGGATTTTCTAAATGAAAATACTGTATATTCTATCGAAACTTGGCAAAACATTAAAACAGATGCATTCTATGCACTTGCTTTGATTAAGCAGCCACATAAAGATAATAAAGATGCTTTAATAGTCGCAGGCTCAGATACGTTTGTATTAGATACATATAAACAAATTGATAACCCAGAGATTGTTAAAACAGATGTTATTGCTGAATGGAAAGGCGTTGAGAATATGCCTATCTGGAGAGATTTTTTTACACATTTCGTTACAGAAATCAAAGCAACATATTTTAACGAGCAAGCTTTTGAAGCCTTAGGCTTAGGGCTTTTTACTGAAGATAAACAAGAAGAAAGCGAGCAGTAAATGTTTTACGAAGATCTAAGTTTAGAAACCTGGGTTGCAATACTCATTTAACACGAAAGGATTTAACAATGGCAACATATCAATATCAATGTAAAAATGAAGAATGTAATCTGGAAGGATTTACCTTTTCTCGACCAATGGCTGAGTATCTTGAACCTAAAGAATGCCCTGAATGTAATACTATGTGCAAAAGAGCACAAGGTGATTGGTGCAGAAACTTTAGATTAAAAGGCAATTATTGGTATAGAGATGGATATTCTGGAAACAACTACAAAGATGAGTTAAGAAAAGCAGGTAAAGATGCCAGCAAGTGGGATGGAATATGAATGAAATTAATCTTCAAACTGCATTCGAAGAAGAATACGTTTCAGAACTTCACGAGAATGCATCAAAAACGAGCCTAATGTTTTTCGATATCGTTTTATCAAATATGGAATGGTATCACAAAGATGTTGATGGTGAGATACCTGCTGATGAAGGAAACGGTTTCTATGTAGATGATATGTTTCAGTTTTATATCTATATTGATGCTCTTGATAACGTTTGCAAAGCATATCCAAGCTTAAAATATCACGATATCATAACATCTATAGCGTTTGATACATACTTACAGAATTTTCCTGAAGGTTATGATATTGCTGCAAACATAACAGTTAGAGATTTATGGGTAGAAGAAGTTCATTAAACAAATAACAAAAGTAAAGGAAAAAATAAATGATGATACGTGATAAATTTGATAGAGCAATAGCTATGCGACAACTTGAAGAGTTAGTTAGCAAGATAGAAGAGTTTGATAAGCAGAATAACACAGATGATGCAGAAAGATACCATTCGTTTTTTACATATGAAAACACATTGGTAGATAAAGTTTTACTGAATGAAAAACTGCGCAAAGCTAATAATCCAAGCTGTAATGATCCTCGCGGCGTTCTTTTCTTTAATGTTGTAAGAAAGAAATAATTTGATACGTGCAACTTTTTGTAATGCTTAGTATGATATAACATCAAACAAAAAATAAAAAAACTTTTTTTTAAAAAAACTTAACATTTTCGGACTTTGTGATATAATTACTTATAACAAATAGGAGCAGATTATGAATGATATTGAACAAGATTTTTTAGTTACACAGTTTGAAGATTTAGATACTTCTAAGCTAATACACTTATCTTCAATCGAAGAAGGCCACAAGCTTTTACTGATGAAGGGTTTGAAAAACGAATACTACAGTGAAGATTACCATTATTTTGTAATATCACAAGATGCTTATTTAAAAGCAATGAAAGAATATCTACAACTTAAAGGTGATTACGTTTCACGCTACGACGGATTTCAAAAAGTTGGGGTTGGTTATGTTAGTTTTTCTCCTTCAAATACTTTTATAAAAGTTAAGATTAATGATGACGTAATTGAGTTAAACTTAGCAAGCTTCGACTATGTTGAAATGGAAAGAGGCTAAATGCTTAAAACTATTCTACTTATTTCATCAATCATAACTTCAGGGCTTTTAATGAGTTTAAAAAACAATAGAACTAATGCTGATTGCAGCCAGAAATATTCAACTGTAGCATTAGTAAATACAGAAATGCATCCTAATGTTATAGGTGTATGGCGAAACTCAATGTATGGAAATACAAGAGTTATTACAGAATATGATTATTTAAATGAGTATCACATTATTGAGCTCAGAGCTAAAGGTGCAGAATCAAGCAGTAAAGATGTAGAAGAAAAAGTTTATATCTTCGCAGATGATTTTGATGAAAGCATTATTAAAGATACTTGCGAATATCCTATTACAAAAATACTAACATTCAGCAGGAACATCCCAAACAACTTATTTGATTTAGCAACTGATACAGCTATCATTAAGGATATTACAGATGAGCA